GTCATCAGGTGGATGGGATACGGTCGCACATATCAAGACTTTAAATGCAATGTACACATATCGGGTAGAAAAGGTCCACAAGGCATCAAAGACGCCCTCAAGAGACTCTCGCCCGAAGCAAGAAACACTATCACGATCGAAAACGACGAAATGTCCTGGGGCATCGACGCAAGCCTCGAACTTGCAAAAGACCTCGCTCTCGTTCTTGACATACACCATCACTGGGTCAATAGTGGAGAATACATTCAACCCACCGACGATAGATTTGCTCGCATAGTAGATAGTTGGCGTGGTGTTCGTCCTGTCATACACTACTCCGTATCACGTGAAGACTTACTTGTAGACTTTCCTACAGATGTTAAGCCTGACATGACAACACTATTAGAAACAGGGTATAAGAAGCAAAAACTACGTGCTCACAGTGATTTTATGTGGAATAATGCAGTTAATGACTGGGCATTAAGTTTTTGGGACTATGCAGATATAATGGTAGAAAGCAAGGCAAAAAATTTGGCTAGTGCTAATCTGCATAAATATCTACATGAAAATAACGGAACTAACACAAACAAGTTGTCCGAGAACAAAAGCGAAGCAGTGCTGGTGTGAAAGTGTTAATGCACTCACAGAAGCAAACGAAACTGTTTATGCTGTTGTATCAGAACTAATCCACACAGATAAAGTAAAAGGTCAAATACTGTTTATGCAACGTCCTGGTGAACCAACTCTAATTAAAGGTAGAGTTACTGGTTTAGAACCTGGTAAGCACGGATTTCATATACATGAATTTGGTGATTTGTCAAATGGTTGTGATTCTGCTGGCCCTCATTATGATCCCGATGGTGTAGACCACGGTGATGTTGATAAAGGGCATGTGGGAGATTTAGGAAATATCACAGCGAACCCGTCCGGCGTAGCCGATTTCACCATAGTTGCAAAAAGAGTAGATCTAAGTGGAGACCGTAGTATAGTTGGTCGAGCCATTGTTATCCATTCAGATGAAGATGATTTGGGTAAAGGTGGAGACGAAGAATCACTCAAAACCGGAAATGCAGGCGAAAGAGTTGCCTGCGGAGTAATTACACTTAAAGACAAATCAGGAGAATAATATGTTAAAGTGGCTTAAAACAGTTTTCATGCCAGCAGATTTAGAGAAAGAAGCACCATTGGTTCTTGATAAACCTGTTGTAATGAAAAAAGCAGAACTAACAAAAATGACAAAGAACGATCTAGAACAATTAGGCCGTGCTCATGGCATTGAGTTAGATAAAAGATTAACCAAAGCGAAATTGGTTGATCAATTATGGAAAGAAGTAAAACCTAAAAAATAAGGAGATTACTATGTTAGATAAATTTAAAGGTTGGGTAGCAAAACGTTTCACAGAAAGAACTTCTTGGGATGGTGCGGCACTTATTGCACTAGGCATTGTGGTGTTAATTGCTAAACCACTAGCAGGATTACTAGCCTATGCGGCAATCGCATACGGTGCTTGGACTATTTGGAAGTCTGAGTAATTACATTTTACCAATTGGTTTGTCTGTGCTTACAGACATATCCCAAACTAAACGCTTCTCAACACCACGCTTTTGAGCAAAGCGTTTAGGATCACATTTAGGGCAAACGTGGAAATAGTTGTTGCTTAAACGTCTAGGATCCACTTTGCCCTTTTCTCTTATAAATTCTTCTTCGCATTGATCGCACTTAAAAACTACTACTTGCGATTTACGTGTATAAGGATGGTATCTGCCTGCTTTAGACTTACGCATATAGGACTTGGTAATAATATCTGTTCTTATATACATGCTCGTATTTACACTTTACATTCGGATTATAGAATAATAACATAAATATTATCATGAGCATAGTAACTGTGACTGAATCAGCAAAAGAACACATGGAAGGCGTACTTGCTAAAGAAGGTAAAAAGTACGTTAGATTAAGTGTTAAAGGCGGTGGTTGTGCTGGTTTTACATATCAGTGGGACGCTGTAGATGCAGTTGCAGATGATGATGAGATTTTTGATTTAACCAATGGCAAGTTTGCTATTGATGGAGCAGGTTTATTGTATGTAGCGGGTACAACAATAGACTTTAAGAAAGAAGTTTTTGGTTCTTATATGAATATAAGCAACCCTAATGCAACTTCGTCATGCGGTTGCGGCGAAAGTTTTGGAGTATAACTAGATGGCACGTAAAGTAATTAATATTGGTACTACTGGTAATGATGCTACAGGCGATAGTATCAGGGAAGGTTTTAATAAAGTTAATCAAAACTTTACTGAAATCTATGCATCATTAGGACTAGGCGGTGGATTAACGTTTTCATCATTAGACGACACTCCATCTACACTAGCACCAAACAAAGTACTTGCTACAAATACAGCAGGCGATGCTGTTAATTTAAGAACTATCGAAGGTGAAGGTATTGCTATCGACTTCACTTCTGATCCTACTAAATTAACACTTAGAACAACTGGTACAGAAATTAGACTTGATACTACACCAGAACTAGGTGGTGACTTGAATGCACAAACATTCTTGATTGAAAACTTAGGTACTCCAGAAAAAGATCAAGATGCTGTTACTAAAAAATATGCAGATGACAAGTTCTTAGATGTTGCAGGTGATATAGCAACTGGTGTTATTAGATTACAAAATGCAGGACAACCAAGAGTACCGAACAGTCAAGACGAAGCAGTAAACAAAAAATATGCTGATACAAAAGTAAGACTTGCTGGTGACACAATGACAGGACCATTGGTTCTATCACAATCACCTACATTTACTTCAAGTAGTCTACAAGCGGCTACTAAAGAATATGTAGATAATAATAGTTTTACAAGTAAGAAAAATTTATTCGTAAGCACTACCGGTAGAACAGAACAGGAAATGATTTCTGATGGTGTTGACAGAACACAAATTGGTCGTTCTTTAGCATACGCATTTAACAATGTTAGAGAAGCGGCGTTCTATGCAGAAAGAATTATCAAAGGTGATATTACACTTAAGGATCAAGGTCTACTAACCGGTGATGTTATTTTCCCTGTGCCTGGTAGAAAGCCTGGACCGTATACAGTTAACATGGCGGCTGATGGTACGGAAGACACAACCTATGTATTAGCAAACAAATTGTTTGTTAACAACAGAGAATTCATTCAACGCGAAACACTTGCATATATTGAAGCAGAAATCAATGACGGTGATAATTCAGATGACTTTGCTTCTAACTTTACATTTAATAGAGAAAAATGTTTCCGTGATATTGGATTAATTATTGATGCTGTTAGTTTCGACTTAACTTATGTTGGTAACTCAAAAACAGTTGATGCGGCGGCTTCATATTGGGATGGTGCTACATCAAGAGTAGCAGGACAACAAACAGAAACCGTTGCGGCACTTGAATTTGCTAAGAATCTAATTCAAAACAATGTGTTAACAAATACGGCTTATGTTGCTCCAGCAAACACAGAAAATCCAAATGCTGTTGCACTTATTGATGCAAACAGAGAATACATTGCAGATGAAACTATTGCTTACATTGAAGCACAAATTGCGGCAGGTGCCGGTATATGGAATGGATTTACATACGATAAAACAAAATGTGAGCGTGATGTAAAAATTATTCTTGATGGTATTAGTTTTGATTTAAAATACGGTGGTAACAGTAAATCTAGAGAAAATGCTTCACGTTATTGGAATGGTGTTACAAGTTATGTTGCAGGTCAACAGCCACAGACAGTTGATGCATTAAACTTTACTAAAGACCTAGTAAGAAGTTATATTATTCTAAACACAGCATATACTTCAAGACAAAGTGTAACAGAACAGGTTATAAATTCAAACAACGGCGAATCAGCGGCAAGTACAAAAATTAATACACTAATGAATATGATTGCTGACGTTATTACTAACGGACTAGGCAACTTACCTGTACTAGAAGGTACTTACAGTAATCAAAGTGGTGCTAAACAATTTATTGATACAACTGTTATTGCAGAAACAGGAGCAAGTACTGAAATTGGTAACTTGATGGATATTGTTACCGATGTTATTACTAACGGACTAGGTGCATTACCTGCTAAGATTGGCGGTCAAGGTAGAGAACAAAATGTTCCATTACCTGAAGTAACTATTCATATTGAATCAGGTTTCTACGAAGAACTAACACCAATTGTTTTACCAGAGAACTGTTCGATCAAAGGTGACGAATTTAGACGTGTAATCATTCAATCTAAAGTAGGTGTTCGACCTCCACAACGTGCATTAGATTTAAAATTTGAACGTGGAGATCAAAAGCGGTTCGATGGTACTGGTACACCTAAAGCCGCAAGATTTAGAAATCACTATGACTCACAGTATTCAAGAGCCGACACTGGCGTAGGTGTTAACCAAACAGGTGCGGCGCAGATTAGATTAAAAGATCTAGTTTACTATCCACGTTGGGGACAATACTTTACATACAATGGTACAACGTACTACGTAAAAGAAATTAGTTTTGATCCTGATGGTGTAGAAGATTTTACAAGAGCAGATTTATCACTTTATAGCGATATCAACTTAACAACTACAACAACACTACAAGATGATATTCCTAACAATACTGTAATTGAATTAAAAATGCTTAACCAACACTGTGATGTGTTCTTGGTTAACAACGCAACAATTTTAAGAAACATTACAGTTAGAAGACACCAAGGTGCTATTATGGTGCTTGACCCTGAAGGTCAAATTTTAACCAAATCACCTTATGTACAAACTTGTTCTTCATTCTCATCACAGGGCGGTTCAGGACAATATGTTGATGGTAACGCCGGTGTTCAATATGGTACTGTTGTTGACAACCCTGCAAGTGGTTTTGAAATTACCCTAAAAGGGTTGACTAGAGGAATCCAGATTCCAACAACTTTCTTATATCAAGGCAGTGGTGGAGTAGAAAAGAAAACTTACAGAGTTATCGGTGTAACTGCACCTGTAGATGACGGCGACGGAAATACACCAACAACATTTAAACAAAAGTTAACACTCGCGGCTGATACAGAAATTGCTGTAGATTCTAAAACATTACCAGCAGGCACTATTCCACAAGGTGATGAAATTAGAGTTGAAACTGCTGGTAACAAGTCAATGACTTCAAATGACTATACCCAGGTTAACAACGATGGTTATGGTCTAGTTGCTACAAACAACGGATTAGTTGAAACAGTTTCTGTGTTTACATACTACTGTGATACGGCATACTGGGCAAGAAACGGTGGACAAATTAGATCACTTAACGGATCTAATGCGTATGGTAGACTTGCTCTTAAAGCAGAAGGTTCAGATCCAAACGAAAATATTCAGTCGGGTGCAATCTTCTTTAGAGAATTAAATGCAACAGTTGAAGCAGACTCAACAAGACAAGACTTTTCACAACCATTTAAGGTACACAACCCTGCAAACACAGCGGCTGGTACAGGTGATACTGATTTAGAAATTAGAGATTTCAACTATCGTCCAATGGAAGGTAGTAGATTTAGATTAACAGCATACAGTTCAAACAATGACGGAACTGATTACTCAGTTGATGAATTAGAAGATGTAACCATTAACGTTACAGGTATTACTATTGCTTCTGAAGCAGTGTTCACAACAAGTGTTAACCACTACTATAGAGAAGGTGCAATGGTATTTGTATCTGGTGCAAATGCAAACGGAATGAATGATGTTGACGGTGCTTACTATGTAAAAGTTGTTTCTTCAAACACATTTAAACTGTGTACTGACACCGCACTTACAACTTTCTTAGATACAACTACAAAAGGTAATCCAAGTTACGGTGGTACTGGCTGTACTGTAAAAGGCGGTGGTAGAGCAGTTCTTAAACTAGGACAAGCACTTGCGATTGGTACTGGTACAAGAGTACCTGATGGCAGTGAAGTTATTATTAAAATTGGTAAGAAAGTTACTGTAAGAAACTTAACAGATACTCCAAGAGTTTTACCTAGTTCTGCATTAACTTTTGCTACTGGCGACCAAACAGTATTTAGAATTTTAGGTGTTGAAAGACTTGTAACAAACGAAGTTAATGATCCTAATGTTGACTTCCAACTTATGAGTTTGGATTTACAATTCCCACAAGATAGATTTAATACTGATGTTGTTAAAGTTACAACTGCAATTAGTACACTAAGAGCAACCGGTCATGACTTCATGAACATTGGTTGGGGTAACTATGCAAACTCAAATTATCCAAACAACGTGTTTGGTGCACCAGCAGGACGTCCAGACTTTGCGGCAGACCAAGCAAGTGAAGCAGTTGAAGTGGGTGCAGGTAGAGTATTCTATGCAAGTACAGACCAAGATGGTAACTTTAGAGTTGGTAAGTTCTTCCGTGTTAACCAAGGTGACGGATCAGTTGAACTTAATGCAAACATTTCATTAACAAACGTTGATGGTTTAGGATTTACAAAAGGTACTGTTGTTGATGAATTTTCAACAGACGATAAACTATTAGGTAAGTCAGATGATGCTGTTCCAACAGAAGCAAGTATTGTTACGTATCTAAACTCAGCAATCATAGGACAACACGAAGATGGTACTAGTTTCCCTGAATGGACAACAACAGGTTCACAAGCAGGTGGAACATTTGGTGTTCTAAGTAGAGCAGGTTATAACGGAACTAATCTTTCATGGAATAGAATGTATGGTGAACTTAATATGGGCACCAACAAGATTACAAACATTTCAATGACAGGTGCTCAAGACGTTGACGGTGTTAACAAATTATATGCTGACAATGTATTCCGTGGAGCAACAACAGATTCTATTAGAACAGACGTAAAAGCATTTACAATGTTAAATGATAGTACACTTGATAGTGGTGCTATTGACATGAATGGTAACAGAATTAAATCAATGCGTGATCCAGAAGATGGAAGTGATGCTGTTACAAAACAATATGTTGACGAACAAAACAGAATTGGTGGTTTAGAAGGTGTTGCTATAACAGGTAATCCTAATAACACCGACCTGTTAATGTTTAGCGGATCTAATCATACAGACGGATTAGGCAATGCTATCCAAGGTGCAGTTAACGTATCACTAGATACAACAGTTGATAACACAGGCGGTAGCCCAACATTTGGTGAACCAACTGGAACAGGTTCTGATGTAAGAATTATTAGAACCAATAACGAAATTAATATTCAACTTGCAAACGGTGCAGTTAAAAATGCAGATGTAAGTGCCGCGGCGGCTATTGCACAAAGCAAACTAAACATGAATGCCGCAACTACTAGAGCAAATGCATCTGGTATTACACAGGCTGATCTAGGACTTGCAAGTTTTGATAATACAGAATTTTCAGCAACAAACGGATTTATTACTTTAAAAACTCCTACACTATCAAATCCAAATGACGGTGTAACACTTGACAAAATAGAATTTATTACTGGTACAAGTATTCTTGGTAACAGTCAAGTGAGTGAAAATGCTGTAGAAGCATTAACACCAAGTGAAGTAAGATCACTTATTGATTTTGATAACTCTGTTGAAGCATACATTGATGAGAACGTGCTAGATAACAACGGTGCTCTTGTTAAGACTGGTGGTACTATGACTGGTACACTACAAACTCTTAACGTAAGACCTGCTAGTAACGAAACAAGTGATCTAGGTTTAACAACAGCACGTTATAGAAACATTTACACAAAACAGGTTAACACAGACACTATTCAAGAAGCACGTGGTAATATTGTTAACATTACTGCTATTACAAAAACAGATCCTGCTGTAATTACAACAAGTGTTGCACACGGATTTAAGAACGGTGACAAGATCAAGTTCTTAAGCATCAGCGGGATGACTGAACTTAATGGTTTAGTAAAATATGTAGGTGGTGTAACAACGAACAGTTTTGAAATTTATGAAGACGCTGGTTTAACAAATGGAACTGATACTTCAGGATTTACTACATACACATCAGGTGGTACAGCGAGTACAATATTCGATCTTGTATTAGGTACAGATGGTACACAAATTCTAACACTCGACAAAGGTAACAACTATACTGATAGTAGATTTATTGGTAGTTCGGATACATTAACAACTGCAAGAACATTTACATTTACAGGTGCGGCAACTGGTACTGTTGATTTCGATGGTAGCCAAGACGTAACTGTAACACTTGCGGCGGCCGTTGCGGCAGGTTCACCATATGATGGAACTTATGTACGTAGAAACGGTTTAAGTGATGATAGTAATATGGTTGGAGTATTTGGTACTAAACAAATTGTACCAAGTGACGGCGTAAGCGGCGGAGTAAACACACTTGCAGATAATTCATACGATATTGGTGCTAGTAATAATAGATACGCAAATGTTTACGCAGTTAGATTTGAAGGTACTGCTTCTGAAGCAGAGTTTGCTGACTTAGCAGAGAAATACCTTGCAGACACAGATTATGAAGAAGGCACAGTATTAATGTTCGGTGGCGAACAAGAAGTTACTGCTTCTAACAAAGAGGGAACTACTAAAGTTGCTGGAGTAGTTTCAACAGCACCAGGTTATACAATGAACAACAAACTTGAAGGTGATCATGTTGCAATGTTAGCACTACAAGGAAGAGTACCTTGTAAGGTTGTTGGTAGAATTGAAAAAGGTGACATGATTGTTGCAAGTTCAATTGTAGGTGTTGGTACAGCAAGTGAAGATCCAAAACTAGGATCAGTTATAGGTAAAGCACTTGAAAACTATGATAGCGATGAAGTTGGTGTCATCGAAGTTGTAGTTGGAAGGCAGTAAATATAGTATAGGAAAAGATTATGGCAGACGTAGTTAAAATTGGTAATAACGTAAACGACGGAACAGGTGATGATCTAAGAACGGCCTTCCAAAAGGTTAACACTAAGTTTGCGGAACTTGATGCTAGAGGCGGTGAAAGTAATACAGGTGTAAACCTAGGTACTGAACAGGCCGATGGTCAAGCATTTTTTGCGGGCAAGTCAGGTTTTAATTTACAATTTAAAAGAATAAGAAGTGCTGACCCAGCAAGACTTACAATTACTAGTGACGGCGAAAGTATCATATTAGACAACAGTGCTGTTGCTACTCCAGCAGTAAGAACTATACAGTTTAGTAATGACGTAAACAATGTTAATAATTCTATTACAACTAGCACAGGAAACGAAAGTGTTGGATTTGTAGGTGGATCAAATATAACATTATCACAATCAGGTAGAAATTTAGTAATCACTGGTGCATTTACTGTTGATCAAGATCCTAGTCCAGAACTAGGTGGCAACCTTGCTATGCAGGGTAATAACATTATTGGCCCAGGTGAAATTACTTCTTTAACAAATATACAATCTGCTGATGCAACATTTACTGATGCAACTGTATCAAATCAATTTACTGTAAACGGGTTAACTACATTAACTGGTGTTGTAACCGCGGCAGGTGGTGTTACAGGTAACCTAACTGGTAATGTGACAGGTAATGTAACAGGTAATCTTATTGGCGGCCTAGGTGGCAATCTTGCAACAAACGGTTACACTATTGAAGGCGGACACAGATTTAAATTACGCAGAGGCGATCCTGCTAACAATGTACTAGCAGATGAAATTGCAGACGGTGACTTTTATGTACAATTAGATGAAACATCACCAACTGCGGCATTTAGACGTTTAGGTACTGAAAACGATCAAATTGAATCTTTCTTAACTGTAAGTAACCATACTACCCAAGCAAACGTCAACAATGGAATGGGCGTTGGTATTGATTATCTAATTGGTACATCAAGTGGTGTTGGAGAATCACTAGGACAATTAGGTGCTTATAGAAAATCAGGAAGTGTTAACGCATTTATTATTCAACCAATTGATCCATTAAACCCAATCGGTGAAACGTTTGCACCAGTAGCAGAATTCAAAAGTAACAACGAAATTATTTTAGGTGCCGGTGAAGGCCAGATCAAAATTAGTGCAGGTACTATTGAAACAGTTGGTACTTCAAACAACAATTTACAATTAAATGCAGATGGTGCTGGTTATGTAGACTTATACGGTGCGTATCAATTTCCAAGAAGCATTGGACAAGCAGGACAAGTATTAAAAGTTCCAACATCAGGTACAGTATTAGAATGGGGTATTGGTGGTGGAGGTGGAGGCGGTACGCCTAAGGCAATTACTGCTATTACACAAGCAAATCCTGGCGTTATTACAACTGCTGAAGCACACGGATTAAGTGATGGACAACCTGTAACAATTACAGATGTTGTTGGAATGACTGAACTTAATGGTAATGAATATTATGCGGATGTACTAAGTTCAACTACGTTTGCTCTTTATAGCGATGACACATTAAGCACAACAGTAGACACATCAGGATTTACTGCATACGCAAATGATGGCAGTGGGTTTGCAACAGGTGAAGCAAGTGGTAGTGGTTCAGTAGACTTTGTTGGGTTAACTGATACTCCTAGTTCGTATGCGGCCGCGGCAGGTGATGCTGATAAGATAGTACAGGTAAATGCAACAGGTGATGGAATTGAATTTACAAGTATAGATAATATTGTAAATGCAACCTACATTGAAGGCAAAGGCTTTATGCCTAAGTCAGGTGGAACATTTAGTGGTAATATCACAGTACAAGATATTATTGCAACTGCAAACACTGACATTGGTTCAAGTGGAACTCCAGCAAGAGACATTTATGCAAATAACTTTAGAGGACAACACGTTGGTGCTGTTGTAGGTAACGTTACAGGAAACTTAACAGGTAACGTAACTGGTGATGTAACTGGTAATGTAACAGGTAATGTTACTTCTACAGGTACAAGCACATTTAATAATATCACACTAACAGGTGCGTTATCAGTTAGCGGCGGTAGTATTACAGCAGATATTTCAGGTAACGTAACTGGTAATGTTACAGGTAACCTAACTGGTAATACAACAGGTATACACAACGGTAATGTAAATGCTACTAGCGGAACAAGTGTGTTTAATATCGTTAATATTGCAAGTGCAAGTGCAACAGGAAACATTACGGCAAATTCATTTACAGGTGACATTACAAGTCCAGGTAATAGTACATTTGACAGTTTAACAGTAAGCGGAACAATTTCAAACTCTTCCGGAGATATTGAATTAAATGATAACACAAACATTACTGGTACACTTACAGTAAGTGGTGTTACTACTATTAACAATAAACTAGATGTTAATGGACAAATTGATTTAGGTGACTTGCGTATTGACGCAAACAATATTGAAACACAAACATCAAACAGCAACTTAAGAATTGCCGCAAATGGTACTGGATTCTTAGAACTTGAAGGCGATGTAAGATTAAATGGTGTAGTAAGTTTAAGTGGTACAAATGAATTAATCATAGGTAGCACACAATCACCGTCTACAATTAATATGGCATCAACTGTAACATTTGTAACAGCAAATGATTGGACTAGTGCAAGTGCTGGATTAGCGTTTGCTACATTACCAGACGGTGGACAAGAAGGCCAAATGAAGATCCTTAAAATGAAAAATCGAGGACGTTATTCATTAGACGGTGTTTCATTCTTTGATAGATATGTTGAAGTTTCATTAAAAATTAACGGTGCCGCAAGTACAATAGATTTAAGTAATGGAACCAATAACGAGCATGGCGCCCTTACACTTATTTGGCACTCGGGAAGTTGGTGGCTAGTAAGTGAATACATTGAAACATAATATACAGCAAAATAAATACTTGCAAGGAGTGAATAATGTCTAAACCTACATGGATCACACAAGCAGGTAGCCTTGGTACTATTCAAGAAAAAGAAACACAAAATATTAGCCTTAGTACCTCAGGCGATAATGTAACACTGAAATTAATAAGTGGAACCCTACCGGCTGGTATGCGTTTACAAGGAACTAGTTTAGTTGGTACTCCTTTTGATGTTGCAAAATCAACAAGATATGAATTTGTAATTAGAGCAAGTAATAGCGAAGGGTCAATTGATAGAACATTTACATTAACAGTAGAAGGTGAAGATCCACCAATTTGGTTAACACCTCAAGGTACATTAGATATTGGTCCTAATGGCGAATATTTTATTATGAATAAGTCACCAATTGATTATCAATTAAGTGCAAGTGATTTAGATCTAAGTGCCGGTGATGAACTAGAATTTTATCTAGATGATTTAAGTGGTAGTCTACCGCCTGGTATTGTTTTAAGTAGAGACGGAAAACTTACAGGTATTATTAATGCTCCACTTACACTAGATTATAAAGCAACAAACGCAAATTACGATCAACAACAGTTTGATGCATTTCCTTATGACTACGGCGGCGGAACAGAAGAAGGTGATGCAGTACCAAAGTACCTTTCACGATTTTATGAATTTGAAGTTACCGTAAGTGATGGTATTACTAGGGAACGAAGAAAGTTTAGAATCTTTGTTATCAACGAACAACAGTTTAGAACAGATACTACACTTATTAGTATTGATAGTGAGACACTTTTATCAAGTGCAACATATCTAAGAGCACCTATTTGGTTAACAACAGGTAATCTTGGAATACGCAGATCAAACAATTACGTAACTATTCCATTAGAAGTTTATGATCCTAACCAATACAGTGGTGATGTAGTTTATGAAATTGTTCCTCTAGAAGATAGCACACCAAGTGCTTTACCAAAAGGATTAGATATTGATAGTACTAACGGAGTTCTTTTTGGTAAAGTGCCATATCAACCGGCGGTTACAGAAACATTTACTTTTAGAGTAAGAGCAACTAGAACTGACAGTGTAAATGGTGAACAGACTTTTAGCCAAAGAACATTTATTATCAAGATACAAGGTGAAGTTGATAGTACAATCAAATTTACAAGCAACGAACTTATTGGTACACTTGTTCCTAATCAATTTAGTACACTTCAAGTTGTTGCCGAAACAACACTACCAAATGCTGATGTAAGATATAGTCTTGTAAGTGGTAACTTGCCTCCGGGCATTAAACTTGCAGGCGACGGAACACTAATTGGTAAAGTACAACAGATACCAGATACAGGACAACAAAACGGTTTAACAACTATCGATCTAAATAGTTTCGGTCTTAATAGTTTCCTACTTGATGGCGGTTCTACATCAATTGACAAAGAATACAGATTTACTGTACAGGCTAAAGATTACTATCTTGCTAGTGCAGTTACAAAAGATTTTAAAGTAAGTATTAGTGCTGATAGTTTAACACAGTACAGTAATATCTTTTTAAGACCATTGCTATCAAAAGAAAGTAGACTGTACTACTACAACTTTATTACAGATGACAAAATATTTACTCTGAACAGTTTGTACAGACCTGCTGATGAACAGTTTGGCATTCAAAAGAATTTATCTATGCTGTTACAACATGGTATAGAAACGTTGGCTATTGAAAAATATGTGCCAACACTTGCTCGTAACTTTAGCAGAAAAAATTATCGCTTCGGTGCTATCAAAAGTGCTGTTGCAAAAAATAGTAATAACGAAGTAATATATGAGATCATCTATGTGGAAATGGTAGATGAACTTGAACGTGGAGACAAATCCGTTAGTAGCAGAGTATCAATAAGCGGCGATAGCAAAACAATTGATACCAGTCAGGATAAGTTTAAAGTATCAACTAACTTGATTACAGTAGATCAACTAGTTGAAAAGTTTGTTTATCCTAACAGCACAACTGCTATGAAGGAGCGTTTTGCCCAAATGTATCCTGAAAACGACAGTACATTGATTCAGATTAATGATAGATTCCTACCACTTTGGATGCGTAGTATTCAACCTGATTCGGGTACTAGTTTAGGATATGTTAAAGCAGTCCCGATTGCGTATGTTAAGCCTGGTACTAGCATAAGTATTATTAAGAATATTGAAGATAGTGAATTTGACTTCAAAAACATTAACTTTGATATAGATCGCTTAACCATAGATAGTGTTGAGGGACTGAAGGGTGATAAATACATTGCATTTCCAAAAAGGAAGGTAATTTAATATGGCAAGTAATATAGACACAAATAACATTGATGAAACGTATCCAGTCGCTGGACAGGATAATGATTCACAAGGATTCAGAGATAACTTTCAAAACATTAAAACTGCAATAGGTGTTGCAAAAAGTGAAATCACTGATTTACAAAACAATTCACCATCATTAACATCAGACAATGATTTTAATGGAGGAGTAATTAGTAATGCAGTTACTAAAGATATAACACAAAAAACAAATCAAAATATTATTAATGGTACTGATGATGTGATTGATTTTAGTGCAGGTTCGTATCAAAGACTTACACTACAAATTGAAAAAGATGATGTTAATAGTATTAACTTTAGAAACTTCGGACCAAACGATACACTTACACATGTTAGATTAGAAATTACAAGTCAAGAAGGTGGCGATGCTGGAAAAACTGCAAGAGCATTTGAAATCAACATCGGCGGTTCACCTATATACTTTAAACAAACACTACCGAATGATGAGAGTTCTGCATTAAGTTTTCCAATGGATCTAACTAAAGATGATAACTCTAGATATGTGTTTGACGTATGGACTTGGTCAACTTCAGGAGGTGTACCTGCAAACCTTTTTGTTGATTACGTAGGCAAGTACACTTATACACCATAATGCTACATCCACTACAAGAAGACGTAACACTTCTTAAAGACGATGAATTGGAAGAAAAAATTAGAAACCTCTCTAAAAAATATCTTCTAGCGAGTCGATATAGCAACCAGTCTGTGCTAGGACAAATGCAAATGCTACTAACTACTTACAAGGAAGAACAAACTAGGCGTTTGAGAAAACAGTATCAAGAAACTATTTCTCAAGCAAAAGACGAAGTTGAAACCGATTTAAACGAGTTAGTAAATGTTGACAAACAATAGCGATAAAGATTTAGTAGCAAACTTTTTTTCATGGGAAACACAATTTGATTCAATCGTTGCAATAGACGACATTGTGTATCCTAATACTTATAATGTAAAAATAAGTTTTCTACCAAAAATAACAGATATTAAATTACAAAACAATAGTTTCGAAAGAATAAAATATTTGTTTCACAAACTGTGCGAAAACAGTGTAATTTTACAACCAAAAAGTTCTTTAGAAAATGTCTTTTTCAAAATGCCTGTAAACAAAATTTTGTTACCAGGCAATCCATATGATCAATTATTGGCGATTACATTATTTCATAAATGCAAAGCAATATCAGGAAAATATATCCATTTTGGACAAATAACTCTTGACAGCAAGTTAGGAGATAATGTACAATATACAGTAGATACTGATAGTTATGAAAACAGTAGTTTGAATACAGATGAATGGAATAAAAAAATTATTGAAAAGCCTTGGTGGGAAAGAAATGACACTGCAACTTTTGATCAAGTTATTGGTGAAGACAAATACTGGCAAGGTGCTAAGAGTTGGAGAGATTTAGGATATGGATCAAATGCACCTAAAAAAGAATTCAAACCAACCATCCTGGACGGCGGTAGAAGTTAATTCTAACGGCAAGACAGTCTTAGACGAAACTAATATACTTGAACTGTTATATCAAGACAAACAAGAAAATGTTCAGTCTTGTATTGTAAAAAATACAGATGATATAAAGAAGTATAAACAATTTGTTAATTTAAATAAAGACAATTTTCAAAAGTTTAATACACAAGAAGATGACGTAGATCGTGATGGGTTTGATCAACGTAATAGAGAAAATTGGTTTATTCCACAAGAATATAAAGATATTGATATTGAACAGTATGTGTTAGACTTATGTAAAACGCCTGCAGAAACTGAACGTGTGCAAAAAGAATTAGAATTGTACAGATCACATGCTATGATAGATGTTTTAAAATGTTTAAAATACATTATTGATACACTTCGAAACAATAACTTAATTTGGGGTGTAGGTAGAGGAAGTTCAGTGGCAAGTTATGTATTGTATTTGATGGGTGTACATAAGGTAGATAGTATCAAATATGATCTAAATCCAGAAGAATTTTTAAGGTGATTTCTTCTACATAAGTAGTATTACAAAGGAGGCAATATGGGAAAAACATATAGATCAATGCAGGGCAGACAAATTGACATGGAAAAACTCCGTGCCCAAAATGAACTCATGCCTGCTGTAGGAAACATGAAAGTAAATGCACGTGGTGATGAACTTGGCTCAGGTGGAAAAGTTGTACGTACTAGAGAGCAAATTATGGCTGAATATTACGAAGCAAATCCAAATGCGGCTCCAGATCCTAAAGCAAAAGTAAAAACAGAAACAACACAAGGTAATGCTGTGCCGCCACCGAAAAATTTGAAAATTGAAGATACACTAGTATCAACAGTTGTAGAAGAAACTGTGGAAGAGCCTAAAACACCTGAAATGGAAAACGAAACACTTGCTAAAGTTGAAGAAAAAGTTGCTGAAAAAACAATTGAAGCAGTACAAAGAGCAAGACGTAGACGTAGTGGTATTGAAGAAGCAACAGGAGAAGAATAGATGCCAGCATCAATGACAATACATAAAGGTAATGTTAAAGCCAAAGGTGAAGATGTTCTATTAACTAACATGTACTTTGGCGAAGAAAAAACTAAAGGCGGTTTAATTATTAGTTCAGACGACGGCAAGGAACGTGGCATTAAACCTCGTTGGGGACAAGTATTTTCAATTGGTCCCGGTTACAAACATCAAGACGAAATTAAGATCGGCGACTGGGTATTATTAGAGCACGGTCGTTGGTCAAGAGGTATTCATATCGAAGACACTGATGGAGTTGAATGGATTATTAGAAAAGCAGATACAGACGCTATTTTAATGGTTACTGAAGACGAACCAGCAGAAGTTACAGAATGGATTACATTGCATAGAGAATCAACACAGTATCTCAAAGAGAAACGTGAAGCAATGGATAATGCTTCAGACGGTCCTGCAATTACAATTAGAAAAGCACCTAAACAAGTAACAGAGGAGTAAAAATGTTCACAGCAGTATTAGTGACCATAACTGGTTTGTTTATGTATGACAACTCAGCCTTTTTCGCAGAAGTTAAAAAAGAACGTGAACAAGGTTATAAGTTTGAATATGTAGGAAAACAGAAAGCCGATGAATACAAATATTCACTACCTGTAGTAAATCAGGAAACAGGTGAAAAGTTCATCTATTGGGAACATCAAAAGCCAGAGGAGAAGTAATTGGCAAACGTCGACCTAAACAAATACAAAGAATTTGTAGAACAAGTAACAAGTGAAGAAAGTAACAATGTTGCACACATGCATCATAGAATGGTTGAGATTAGCGAAAAGGTTAATCCTGCATTGCTACTAACAGGTGCAATTGGTATTGCATCAGAAGGAGGAGAGTTTAGTGAAATTGTTAAAAAATGTATCTTCCAAGGTAAACCAATGGATGATGAAACTGTCTTTCATTGCAAACGAGAACTTGGCGATATTATGTGGTATTGGATTAATAGTTGCCGGGCATTGGGTCTCGATCCTAATGAAGTTGTAGCAGAGAATGTTAACAAATTAAAAGCACGTTACCCAGGTGGCGAATTTGATGTCCACTACTCAGAAAACAGAAAAGAAGGCGATCTCTAAGAAGCCTGACATGGTAGCGGACAATCCACAGTCGCTACCATACCCCACCAATGTAGGAGCACCAGCATTTACAGTACCTGACGTTCTTAAACACAAAAATGAACGTGGTACAAATGCTATTCACTATCTCGAATCTAAATTCGATCAATTAAAACAAGAATACTTTAAACTAGTACAAACAGCAGAAGATACTGAACTAGTATACAATTCCAAGTATGCTTTTATTCCTGTAGTAGGAAAAGTATATCATCTTTATGTTGGTGCTGACGAAAAATTGTTCTTGAGTATTATTGAACCAGAACGTGTACCTTATTGGGAGTGTAAAGGCAGTTTTAAGTTTACACCTGATAATGTTTGGCAAAGAGTAAACTAAAAAACTATTGACAAATTTCTCAATTGGTATTAAAATAGTAAAATGAGTAATGAAGACAATGATTATTTAGAAGACGACGAACTCTATGAAACTGTTAGTGAAGTCGTGGCTAAACTCTTAGATGACGAAAACAACGATCAGTTGTTGGTTGCTAGTTATCTATTTGCTAATGCTCTCAAGATATACAGAACACATCTTGACGATGACGACTATTACGCAATGCTAGAAGAAATATGGGATCGTTTGTTTGAAGATGACATGCAAAATAGGACACTACATTAATGAAAATCGGAATAACATTTTCATCTTTTGATCTATTTCATAGTGGTCATGTTGCAATGCTCAAAGAGGCAAAAGAAAACTGTGATCATATGATGGTAGGATTACAAACAGATCCAACAATTGATCGACCTGAAAAGAATAAACCTATCCAAAGCACATTTGAACGTTATGTCCAATTAGAAGGCTGTAAGTATATTGACCAAATTATACCGTACGAAACTGAAAAAGATCTAATAGACATACTGCTAACATATAATATTGATGTAAGATTTATTGGTGAAGAATATAAAACCAAACAGTTCACAGGTAAGCAATTATGTGTTGACAAAGGCATAGAAATATACTATAATAAAAGACAACATTCATTTAGTACAAGTGGATTAAGAAAAAGGATAGAACAAAATGGCTAAAGATTTATGGGTAGAAAAATATCGTCCTAAAGAAGTAAAGGACTATGTTTTTAGAGACAAGGCACAAAAAGACCAAGTAAACGGTTGGGTAAAAGACAAAAGCATTCCACACTTGCTGTTTAGTGGACACGCAGGTATAGGTAAGACAACACTAGCAAAAGTATTGCTAAATGAACTGGAAGTTAATGAATATGATGTACTAGAGATTAACGCATCACGTACAAACTCTGTAGAAGATGTTCGTGATAAGATTGTTAACTTTGTACAGATGATTCCATTTGGTGACTTTAAGGTTGTGCTACTAGATGAGGCTGATTATTTGTCGCCTAACGCACAAGCGGCATTACGTGGTGTTATGGAGGAATATCATACTACAAGCAGATTTATTTTGACGTGTAACTATCCTAACAGAATTATTCCAGCGATTCATTCACGTTGTCAAGGGTTTCATATTACAAATGTTGATCAAACAGAGTTCACAGCACGTATAGCCACTATCCTGCTAGAAGAAGGTGTTGAACCAGATCTAGATGTACTTGATACGTTTGTAAAAGCAACATATCCTGATATGCGTAAGTGTATTAATATGTGTCAGATGAATAGTACAACAGGTAAATTACTTCCGCCACAAAAAGGTGACACAGGCGAAAGTGATTACAAAGTTGAAATGGTAGAATTGTTTAAAGCAGGTAAGATTCAAGAAGCACGTAAACTTGTCTGTAGTCAAGCAAGACCAGAAGAAATGGAAGATATTTTCCGTTGGTGCTATGATAATCTTGATGTATTTGCTAAAGAAGAAGACAAACAGGATCAAGCAGTATTAATTTTAAAACAAGGACTAGTAGATCATTCATTTGTTGCTGATCCAGAAATAAACATGAGTGCTACACTTATTAAGTTAGCAAGGCTGGGAAAGGAATAATCTGAAGATAAGATACTACCATAAGATAGATGGCTGGCGTTGGTTAGGATTTATACTAGCAATGGTCAGTGCATTTACACTAAGCGGCGGTAACCCTGATGTACAATGGTTAGGTTGGTCAGTTGCACTAGTTTCTTGTAGTATTTGGATTTGGATGGGAGTTAAAGATAAAGATATACCTAGAGCATTAATGGAATTAATGTATCTATTATTAGCAGTAAGAGGTGTATGGAATTGGGTAGGAGCATAATATGGCACACTTAGTAAATGACAAATGTATAATGTGTAAACACACAACCTGTGTAGATGTATGTCCGGTGGACTGTTTTTACGAAGGTGAAAATATGTTAGTAATCAATCCTGAAGAATGTATTGACTGCGGAGTGTGCATTCCAGAATGTCCTGAAGAAGCAATTTATCAGACAGACGATGTAAACGACCCGTGGTATAAACACAACGAGTATTTTTCAACGACAGGTAATTGGCCTAATATTACTGAAGCAAAAGATCCTATGCCGGATTACGAAAAGTTTAGTATGCAGTTGGACAAAACCAAACTATTTTCTAAAAATCCTGGCGGAAAAGATTAATCTTCTCCGTAGATGGATAAAACTTCTTTAACTACTTCGTGTCGTTCTACATCTCCTTTATCAAAATTACAAACCGCTAAACGTTGTAATTGTCTTGGTGAAACTTTATTGCAAAAATCAAGTAAGCCGTTATGATTCATTCGATCCGCTTGTTGTAGATCTCCTGTAACTACCATACGAGAGCCTTTACCTATTCTGGTTAAAAGCATCTTCATTTGGCTTGGTGTTGCATTTTGCATCTCGTCCGCAATAATAAAAGCATTTTTGAATGTTCTACCTCTCATATAAGCAAGTGGTGATATTTCTATAATATCTTCTTCAAGCATACCTTTAACTTCATGTTTCCAAAAATACTCACCAAAAACATCAAAAATTGGACGAGTCCATGGTTCCATTTTTTGCTCAAGTGTTCCTGGTAAAAAACCGTGCTGTTCGTCTACGCTTACAGCCGGACGTGTAATCACGATCTTATCTACCTGTTTGTCTTTGAACTCCTTAATAGCCATCATGACACCTAATAGGGTTTTACCTGTACCTGCAGGACCTACTGCAAATACAATGTCTTTTTTCCTATCTTTTAGTGTTTCTAAGTAAGTTTCTTGGTTAATGTTGCGTGGAAGTATGGAAACTTCCTGTTTTTTGTGTGCATAGTTGTTATAATCTATTACGTTATTACTTCTACGCTCTTTACGTTTTGCTCTAGACAATATTGACCTCCTTTAAGGTTTTAGTGCCCAACTGCAAAAGTATTTAACAAATAAATGCAGTTTTAAACGTATAACATAATTTTTTTATTGGTCACGAATACGATAAATAAATGTGGAGAACAAATTATGTATGACGTTGTACAAGTAATCGAAAATATCAAGGGCATATACGAGTCTAATAACACACTAAGGGTTCTTAAAGACTTTGAGCGTGTAATGGATGAATTAGATATGTATGTGTTTGAAAACTGGCAAGATGGCGAGTTATGTGAAGGTCCTATTGTTAATAGGCATACTGTGAGTTGCAGTTTTATGTGGCCTAGAGATAAAATGCCAAACCCTAAAGCAGGAGAAAGATTGCTAGATTACAACTGTAAAGTTTCATACAAAAAAGACTTCTTAATGCAACCAAGAAAAATCAAAACACCAGACGATTATCGTCCAGGTACTAAAAAAGGTAAAATTGACAGACATCCTATTTGGATTGTAAATGTTGAAATGCCTAAGAGTTTATTGTTTGATATGTACAAAGGATATTTAAGAAGCGTTGACGAACAATTATATGGCGACATGGATCAGGTAGCAACACAGCCTGAAGTACAAGCAACAGCAGATAGTGACTTGGAGCAACAGAATGACCTCTCTCAAATCTAAAGATTTAAAAAACTTTGTAAACGAAATCTTTACTATTGATTCATACAAATCAAAAATGGGTAAAGATGAAGATGTATCAGTACTTGCATTTGAAGTTACTGATCAAGAACCTGCTAAAGACCTAATGAGTTTTATTGAAAAAGGATATCCTTTTATTTTAGATGCAGATGTAAGTTCAGGCGAAAACCGTAGAGGAAAATACGATGTATTTGTCGAACTTGAACGTAACAGATACTTAGGTAAAAATATTAAAACAATTCTTGATGACGTACAAAAGTTGACAGGAATCGACGAATGGAAATACAGATACTATAAAGAAGTTGAAAGTAAACCATTCACAGAAGAATTAGAAGTTCCAGTAGATAAGGAAACATACAACAGTTTTATTGAAGGATACAAACAAAGAGAATTAGATAGATTCTTCAATAAAGGTGCAACTGAACAAAAACATGTGGCTGACAATATTGTAGAATTTAAAAGACATGCAAGTGGTAGTGTCAGAATGGAAATTGTCGACGAAGGCACAACTGAAGAAATTACTGGAAGATTTGTAGGTGCAACTAAATTGGACGAAGAGTCAATGTCAGAAGTTCTGTGGCTTACAAAGTACTTTGGTAACTATAACATATACAAAATAGATGAAAACTTGTTCTTTACGAACGGTGTAAGAACTAAAGTATTGAAAAGGAAATAATATGGCTAAAGAGAACTATCAAGCATCATTAGAGATGATTTTACATCATGAAGGTGGATATGTAAACCATCCAAAAGATCCAGGTGGCGAAACTAACTTGGGTGTAACAAAAAGAGTTTACGAAGAATGGGGCGGAACTAAAGATATGAAAGATCTTTTAGTTGAAGATGTTGCTCCTATTTACGAAAAAAATTATTGGGGCAAAGTTAAAGGCGATGATCTTCCATCAGGATTAGATCTTTGTGTATTTGATTTTGCTGTAAATGCTGGTCCAGGAAGAGCCGCAAAATATCTACAAAGACAGATTGGTACAGTAGCAGATGGCGGAATTGGTCCTAACACACTTAAAGCATTAAACAATTATGTTGATGAACACGGTGTAGAAGAAACAATTAAAACATATCAAGCAGACCGTCAGAAATACTACGAGTCTTTATCAACTTTTTCTACATTTGGTAGAGGTTGGACACGCAGAGTAGAAGAAACTACAGAAGCCGCACTTAAGATGGTATGAGCAACTCCTGTAAAAACTGCGGACACGAAAAACACGAAGGCCCACTATATAAAGAATTTGTAGACGGTGATGGTAAAACGATTGTTATAGAAGTTTGTAAACAGGGAAGATAAAATGTTCGGTTCAATTAAAATTGCAATGGTGTTAATTATGTTGGCAGGTGCTGGCGGTGGTTTCATGTATGTAAAAACACTTAAAAGTGATCTTGCTACTAGTGAAGCAAATAACGCTAAACTGTTAGACAGTGTGTCTGAACAACAGGCTGTTATTGAACAGCAAAGAAAAGATTTTACTGCTATACTCGAGGCTAATAGAGAACTTGAAGAAAAAAACAGAGTGCTTACCGCAGAGTTTAACGCACTTGACGAACGTTTCAATAAAATTAACGGCAAGGGCGAAGTAAGAGATATTGGCAAACTTGCTATTGAAAAAGATCGTGCAGTAGAACGTATTATAAACAATGCATCTAAAAAAGCAATGAGATGTGTAGAAATTGCTATGGGTGCAGAACTAACGGAGAAAGAGAGAAATGCTACAAAGAAATCTGAAATCAATTCAGAGTGTCCTAGTATTGCTAATCCTAACTACGTTCCTTACTAGTTGTAGTACGGTATCTAAGTTAGACATTTTCAAGACAGAAGTAGAAAGAGCACCTCTGAATCTCCCAGATCCAGAAACTCCTAAAATGGAGGAACTAAAATTCATCATTATTACTTCTGAAAATGCTGAAGAAGTATTTGCTAAAATGAAAGAGCAAGGTAAAGATCCTGTGCTGTTTGGTTTAAGCGATGATGACTATGAAACACTTGCTAAAAACTTTGCACAAATCCGTGCATACATGATCAAGCAAGGTGCTACACTAGATCAATATAGAAAGTATTATGAGGGCGGCGATAATACTGACGCTACTGATTCTAAGTAGTTGTTCCACTAAAACCACTTGTGCTTTAAAACCCGGTGCTGAACTTAACACTAAAGGTCAGACTATTACAGAAAAAATAGTACCCAGGGGCCAAATAACCTGCGATTTTTAATAAATACATATATTAAACGAGAGGGTACAAAATGAGTGATTTAAAAACTGAACAAGAAAAGATCAAAGCAGGTAAAGCAATTGAAGTTAATGTTGGCTCCGAGACAACAAAAAGAAAAATTAATCTAGAATTAGATGTTGATGCTTCTGCAAAAGACTTAGGTGTTAATCCATATGCTAAACTAATTCATTTAGCACGAGCAGTCGACAGTTGGAGAATTTTTCCTCGTGTCTTTATTACAACTTACATTGTTTTACTATATAAAGTTGTAGTTTGGTATATGGAACTTCCAAACCCTACTATGGAACAATCAGGTTTGGTTAGTATTGTAGTTGGTGCTGGCGCGGCATGGTTTGGTCTATATACTGGATCTAGTAAAAAATCCGACAAATAATCATTGACAAATACCTAAACTAAGTATATAATACTACTATGGATTATTATGAACGTTTAGGTGTTTCCCGTAATGCCTCTGAAAAAGAAATAAAGACTGCATTCCGTAAACTTGCGGCAAAGCATCATCCTGACAAGGGAGGTGACCATAAAGTGTTTACAGAATTAAACGAGGCTTACCAAACACTAACTGATCCCGAAAAGAAACAAATGTACGATCAATTTGGTACTACTGATCCTCAACAACAAGGTTTTAGACAACAGGGATTTAATGCTGGAAACTTTGAGGATATGTTTAGCCAAATGTTTGGACAGGGAATGGGAGGGATTGACGGTGAAGAAATTATTTTTGGTCCAGGTGGGTTTCAAAGAAGAAATAGAAATAGAAACCATAATGTAAGAACTAATCTGCAAATAAGTTTAGATCAAGCATATCATGGACATGAGGTTACTATTCAAATTCCTATGCCAACAGGTGGAACAAGAACACTTGATGTTAAGATACCAAAAGGTATTGATCATGGACAAACTATTAGATTAAGAGGATTAGGAGACCAAAGTATTAAAGGTGCTCCTCCAGGTGACTTGCATGTTACTGTAACTATTCATGATCAAAAAGGTTATAAAAGAGTCGGAAACGATTTACAAAAAGACTTGACAGTTGACGTGTTTGATCTTATACTAGGTACTAAAGTGAAAGTAGAACATTTAAACGGTCAAAGTTACAGCCTAAATGTACCATATGGCACACAGCCAAATACAACGTACAGCATGGGCGGATTAGGCATGCCTATACTAAATGGAAATGGTTATGGTAATTTATATATTAAAATACAAGCGAGTATTCCAAAAGACCTAACCCCTGAACAACTAGATATGATAACTAAGATTAAAGGAAAACAATGAATTTAATTTATTACCCAGACGAATTTTTAAACAAACAAGTTAAACCATTTGACTTTGAAAATCCTGATATGGATATTTTAGAAGTTAAAAAAGATATGCTTGATATTATGTATGCCAGCGATGGCGTAGGATTAAGTGCTAATCAAGTAGGCATTGATGCACAAGTGTTTGTAATGGGTAGCAAACATGTACCTGAAAAAAGTGCAATCTTTATCAATCCTAAAGTACTCGAAGCAAGTAAAGAAACAACACTAGACTGGGAAGGTTGTTTAAGTTTTCCAGGCATTTATGTACAATTAAACAGACCTAAATGGATTGTTGCAGAGTTCTATAATGAAAAAGGTGAAAAACAGGTTGGTAAGATCGAAGAATATGATGCAAGATGTTATCTACATGAACTTGATCATTTGCTAGGTATTACATACAAGGACAGAGCAAGTAAACTAAAATGGGATATGGCCACAAAACGTGCAGATAAATTTAAGAAACGAGGACTTGTAAATGCTTGAGCCTGATTCACAACTAGAAACAATTTTTGAAAAAGCAATCAAATTAGCACAAGAGGCTAAACACGAATACGTAACAGTAGAACACTTTACCTATGCTCTAGTATTAAATGAAGAATTTAAATCAGTGTTGGAAGAGTTTGGTGCTAACATCGAAGAGATGAGCAAAGACCTTTCAACGTTTATTGGAACTAAACTAGACGATATCGTTAATACCAACCGAAAAGGTCGTCCTACTAAAACACAAGCACTAGAACGTGTGCTTAATCGTGCATTTACACAAACACTGTTTAGTGGTAGAACTACTATTAGTCCAAGCGATGTTTTTCTTTCAATACTAAATGAAAAGAAATCATACAGTAGTTTCTTAATGAAAAAATACAATATTGATAAAGAGAAGTTTAGTAACTTTATCGAAACAGAAGCAGTTATTGGAGAAGCGGCTAGTGCAGACTACAACAGAAGTCAACTAGAAAGAATCATTGGTCAGTTTTGTACAAATCTTACAGCAAAAGCAAAAGCAGGAAAAATTGATCCTGTTATTGGACGTGGAAAAGAAATTGAGGAAACTGTGCTTATTCTAGCACGTAGACAAAAAGCCAATGTAATGTTAGTTGGTGATCCTGGTGTTGGTAAAACTGCTATCGCTGAAGGACTTGCTGTAGAAATTGTAAACGATAACGTGCCTGAATTTATCAAAGGTAGTACAGTTTATTCATTAGATATTGGTGCTATGGTCGCTGGTAGCAAATACAGAGGCGACTTTGAAGAACGACTTAAAATGGTTGTACATGCACTAGAGAAGAAAAAGAATTCAGTTTTATTCATCGACGAAGCACACATGATTAATGGTGCAGGTAGCGGTGGGCAAGGTCAAGCAAACGATATGGCTAACATGCTAAAGCCTGCTCTAAGTAAAGGAACAATTAAAGTTGTTGCTTCTACTACTTGGGAAGAATATCGCAAACACTTTGAAAAGGATCGTGCGTTGATGCGTAGATTTCAACGTGTCACGGTTAATGAACCAGATGAGGAAACAACAATTGATATCCTTAAAGGTATTAAGAAATACTACGAAAAACATCACGGCGTTACTATTACAGAAAAAGCAATTGAAAATGCTGTCAAGTACTCAGTAAAATATATGGCTGATAAGAAACTACCTGATAAAGCAATTGATGTAATTGACCGTGCTGGTGCTAGATATAAAATTCAAGATATAGAAGGCGGCGTTATTGATCATGATCAGATTGTTTTTGAAATAAGCAAAATGACAAACTTGCCACTAGAACAAGTTGCAAGTAAAGATAGCGAAAGTATGCGTGATCTTGACAGTAACATGAAGAAACGTGTATACGGACAAGACGAAGCCATCGACAGTTTGCTTGATAAAATTTTTATTGCCCAAGCAGGATTAAAATCACTTAATAAACCAATTGGTTCTTTCTTGTTCGTTGGCCCTACTGGTTGTGGTAAAACAGAAACAGCAAAAGTACTTGCACAAGAAATGGGTACAACACTGGTGCGTTTTGATATGAGTGAATTCCAAGAGAAGCACTCAGTTGCTAAGTTTATCGGTGCTCCTCCAGGCTATGTAGGTTTTGAAGAAGATGCAGGACAGTTAATTACTAAACTACAAGAATCTCCTAACTGTGTACTGTTGTTAGATGAAATTGAAAAAGCACACAAAGATGTTTCTAATATTTTGCTAGGACTTATGGATAATGGATTTGTTACAGGTTCAAATGGTAAAAAAGCAGATGCACGTAACGCCATTGTTATTATGACTAGTAACTTAGGTGCTAGAGAAATGGAAAAGAACGGTGTAGGATTTGGTAACTTAGAACGTGAAGGCGAAGATGATAACGCAGTAAATGATTTCTTTGCACCAGAGTTCCGTAACAGACTAGATGGTATTGTTAAGTTTGATAAACTTGAAAAAACAACATGTTCATTAATTGTTGATAAGTTTATTAAAGAAGCAAACGATCTTGTTAAAGATAAAGGTATCTTTATTGTTCTAACAGATAATGCAAAAGAGCATTTGATTAAGAAAGGTTTCAATAAGAAAATGGGTGCGAGACCATTACAACGTGTAATTGATCAAGACATCAAAAAACCAATGAGTAAAGAAGTATTGTTTGGTGATCTTGTCAGTGGAGGTAAAGTCACTGTAGATGTAGTTGATGGCAAAATAAAACTATCAATCGAAAACTTTATGCAAGAAACTCCAGGGCAAGAACTTGAACGCGAATCACACTCATAAACTATTTTTCGGAAAATATGCATACAGGGTAACAATACGTTGCCCGCATATTTCTGGTATCAGATATCCAGACGCAGAGCATATTGCTAATCTTTTCAAAGTAGAATCCTACAAAGAATATGTGCAATCTATGAAGTATAGACCTAGTGCTATTGTTGCTGATATCGAAAATCGTAGAATGAGAAGAACATGGGAAAGTAGATTTTTAATTTACAAAGTGTTAACTTACAAAGAAAAAATTGCTAATTCTGGTGTGAAATTTACTATGAGATTAGAAAGCGATACATGTGGATTTTATTTTAATAACCAAGAAGTTTTTAATGATATGTGCAAGGTATTCAAAGATAGTTTATACGATATATCATGGCCAAAGGATTCAACACATTTGAATTATCTTTTAAGCAATCCTACGAACGAAATCGTTAACAATTATCCGTATAACAAATATCAGTATAGAATTAATTTAAGAAATGTAATAGTACCTAAGGCTATGCGTGAAGGTTTTAAAGATTGGATTAAAAATTACGGCGATTTAAAAATCAGCGAAACTGCAATTAAAAGTATCGAATCGGGCGGTTTTAATCTAAATGGTAAATTTTTATACTCGACAAATAAAGAAATGATGTTATTATTACAAATGTATCTTGGTGATGCAATTAAAAGTATTACTGAATTCAAACTAGAAAAGGAAATATAATGCATAAAAAAATGGTTAAGAAGGAAATAATTAAGGAACTAATCAAACGCCAAGTTATAGTTGATGGCACAAACATTGATGCTATTGTAACAGCAAATGGGTTAGGCGGACAACCTATTGAAGTAAACAAAAATGTTGTTATTGGAAGCCTAGGCGAAGATTCAGCAAAAGGCTGGGATCGTTGTGATGCTGGTAAAGATCATATTTTTAAAGTGAAATATGACGCTATTACAGCAGTAGAAGGCATGGATGTTAACCGCATGGCACAAGCATATAAAATCAAAATTAAATAAATAAAAGTACTATGCCAGAACTAAGTACGAATTTTGAATTTACAATCAACGGATCAGACACTGTTCAAGTGAATCATCCTGGTGACAGTACCGCTGAAGAATACATCAGTGATAAAGTCAAAGGCGATGGTTACTACAAAGGCGGCGATGGTTCGCACACCTATGCACTAAAAGTTGCCGGATTTTACGGCACAATTATTATCCAAGCAACATTAGTTGCAGAACCAACAGCAGATGATTGGTTTGATGTTGATTCTACAGAACATACTGCAACAGTTGCCGGTGGTACTGTAAATAGAGACGGATCATACATGTATAACTTTGATGGTAACTTTGTTTGGTTACGAGCAAAGATTACAAACTTTACAGATGGCACTGTAAATTATATAAGGGTAAACTACTAATGAGTGAACATTTTGTAAGAATTATTTTCAACGAACAACAAGACGAAAAGTTTATGCGTACCTTTGCAGGTGCTATGTCACACACTTTGGACGAATGTTTACTTGAATCTGCAGAAAACCAAATTACATTTGAGTCGTATACCACGTCTGAAGGACATCATGTCTACGAAGTTTCTCTTACACAAGAACTAAGCAACGAAAGAGCAGACGAAATGGCAAACACTATTGCTTCAGTGATCAAGGGTGATTACGAAATTGAAGTAAGCGGAAACGGCTACACAGTCCAATAATAGTCATTTTGGCTAAATTAATTTCATATTGCTATTGACTTTATATGCTAAAGAGCGTATTATAATAGAGTAACACTTTGCAAAGTGTTTTATTTAAAATGTCAATAGGAGAAAATATGACTAACAATACTAAAACTATCCAGGCTAAAGTACTTGCTTCATTACAAGATGGTAATGAACTAACTGCGGCTCAAATCAAATCAAGATTTGGTGCAGGAAACCCAGGTGCAGTAATCCAAGCATTACGCTTCAACGGTTTTCCAGTATACCTAAACACTGTTAAAGACAGCAAAGGTAGAGTATACAAAAAGTACAGACTAGGTACTGCGTCAAGAGCAGTTATCGCGGCTGGTTACAAAGCAATGGCTAAAGGCTTAGTTGCTTAATTAAAACTATCGATAGAGGCCCTTCGGGGCCTCTTTCACTATGTGAGGGATCATAAATGTATACACAACACCTACCAGAAACAATAAACGTTAAATGTACTGACAACGGGCAAGTAAAAGAAGCATATCTTACAAGATTTGTTGAAAATGAGTACATAGACATAGTTTTAAACACGGTTAAACTACGGTTAATGCATAGAAGAGCAGACCTATATGTGGGTAGTATGGCTGGATACGAATTCACAGCAAACGCACCAGAAATCACAGAAATCAAACCCTTTCGAAGATAAGTCCTTTTGTATAAATACTTCAGTAGGAGTATAAATTATGGACTTTAGAAATTTAATAGATAAAATAGACAGTATTACTTCTGAGGCAAAGAAGGAAGTACAACGTAAAGAGTACAAGACTGCCGCTGATGTAATTGCTGATATCAATGACGCTGTTTTTGCTGAACCAAGCAAATCACAAATCAAATACAGCAGTGCTAACATTAAACAATTTACAGATGAAAGAGCAGAGATTGCTTTTAAACTATCTGAACTAGCACAACTAATCAAAAACAATGATGAACTTTCCTTGTTTATAAGCAAAGTGGGCAATATGGTCCATGACAGCGAGAAAAAACTTGGACCTGAACTTGTTAAAGTTGTTCAAGCCGCAATGGAAAAACATAAAGAATTACCATTAGTAAAAGACCCAGATTCAGAAATACCCTACAAAGACGATAACGAAGATGAATTTGAATCGACTTCTACATTTAAAAGCGATATCGCAAAGTCCATAGAAGAAGAAGGTCAACTTAATGAGCGTGGCCAACTTGAAATCCTTTGGGACGAAGAGCCTATTAAACGTGGCGGTGGAATGTATCAAGCAATTAGATTTGCTGACGGACGAAAAAGTTATGTTCCAATGGCAGTTGACGGTCGCCCAATTTGGACTGGTAAAGTAACACGTGAGTTTCAAGTACAAAGTTTATTAGATCTAGGCTTTGGTTTACCTGCATACAAATACGGTCAAGAGTTTAATGCAGATTTCCAAGGCAATCCTCCGGGTTGGCAAGGTAATGGTGATTACACAGGTACACATAGAAAAGTTGGTAGCCGTTGGGTAGCACTTGATCAATATAAACATTGGAGCAAGAGTGATGACGGTAACTTCTACACTGACCGTAACGAAGCACTTGCTGATTTAAGTTTTGCTGAATGGAAACAGGCAGGCGAAATAAGAAATATCAATCACGAATTAAAAATGTTAGCATTAAAATTACAAGCAGTTGATGCTACTGATAAACTAGAATGGAGAGAAGCAATTCTAACTGTTAATAGAGCATACCGTGGAGATGAACAAGCCTTTGCAGATATGACTCAAATGGTTGAACAAGGTACTGACATTCAAGTTATGATTGCAGGTAGTGCGTTAAGAGGCAAGAAAGAGTTAGCAGATCTTGTTAATAAAAACGAACTAGACATGGCATTACAAAGTAAATCACATGCTGAAAAAATGGCAAACGTTATTAAAAACGATGCACAAGACATGGCCGCAGAACTTACAGGTAAAGCAGGTACTGATGGAACCGATAGTACAACTGGAACTTCTCAGGCAGGTAGTAATACTACTGACACAATGCCTGATTTACAATTTGACGGCATGTATGAGTCATTAACTTATCACAACAGACGTATTCAATCTAACGGTAATACAGTTAATTTTAATATTGACACTAGCAAACCTAAAACACATTGGGAGTGGCAAGGTAAGAAATATAGAATCTATGCTACACCAGAAGAAATTGAAAAGTTTAAAAACAGTCACCACAGCAACGGTTGGGTACAAACTGATAACAATGTAGGTGACGGAAATCCTAACTATCAAAATGATGCACAGGCAACTGATCCATTTGATCCTAAAAATCAACAAACTGGTCCAGATGGTAATCCAACTATGCCACCTAAGTCAGGTGTATATGCAAGAGATGCACAAGGCAAAGAAACACGTAAGGGTGATCCAGATATGGTAGCACGAGCAGAAAAGAACTTCAAAGACAAAATGCTCGACCCTAAGAGCGATGAAGCAAAAGAATTGTTTAAAGATCTTGAACTAGAAAGCATTCAAAACGAAAGTGAAGAAATTACAGAATGGTTTAACGGCTTAAATGACGTAACACTACACGGTGACGAATTTTATGAATCATTTGGGTGGATCGGCGAAAACGAAGAACACATAGAAGAAGCAGAATATCAAGGACGTACTGTAAAACTTAACAAGCCAATGCGTGGTGACGTTAAGAAATTTAAAGTATACGTAAAAAATCCAAAAGGTAACGTAGTTAAAGTTAACTTCGGTGATCCAGATATGAAAATTAAAAGATCTAATCCGGAGAGACGTAAGAGTTTCCGTGCAAGACACAACTGTGATTCACCGGGTCCTAAGCACAAAGCACGTTACTGGTCATGCAGAAAATGGTGATGCACAATGCTCTTAAAAGAACTTTTTGATAATAACATATCAACCGATACTCCTGATGTACTTGTAGACGATATTAAATTTTATATCGAACAACAAGACGACCTACATAAGGAATACTTTTTACCTGCGGTTGATGAATTAAAAAGAAAAAATCTTTTAGACGATGATTCTTGTTATGAATGTTTTATGGCCATGGTTGAACAAGGATGTAAAAAGTATCAAGAAGAATATAAACTTCCAGGTAACGTTGAAGAAATTTATACAAAAGATCTTAAAGAAAAAGTAGCAAGACAGTTTGCTGAAAGTCACTTAGAAGAAATTAAAGACGGCCAATACGATCCTAAGGAGTTATAATGCTACTAAAGGAGTTGCTAGAAGCACAACCTCAAAAAACAGCAGTTATAGCATGGGGTCGAATGAATCCGCCTACCATCGGACATAACAAGGTTATTGAAACTGTTAAGTCTATTGCACAAAAGACTCAAGGCGATCCAATTCTTTTTTTAACAAAGACACAGGATGCTAAAAAGAATCCATTATCATTTGCAGAAAAATTACATTTTGCAAGCGAAATGTTTCAGATTTCGATTGATAGAAACTCAAGTATTAAAACAATAATACAAGCCTTACAAAGTTTGCAAGGCAAAGGTTATACAAATGTTGCTATTGTTGCAGGTAGTGATAGAATAGATCAATACCAATCATTAGTTGACAAGTATAACAACAAACCTGATAAGTCAGGCGAAATTCCTTTTGCATTTAGAAACATAAGAGTGTTTAGCAGTGGAGAACGTGATCCAGATGCTGACGGTATTGAGGGTATGAGTGCAAGTAAGGTAAAGAAACTTGCCGCTGAAGGAAAATTTGAAGATTGGAAAGACGAAACAGGTCAAACACAGCCTGGTTTTAAAAGCAGTGTTCCTGGTAACGAAACTCTTGCAAAACAAATGTACAATAGAGTACGTCAAGGTATGGGCATACAAGATACACAAACTGAAGAAGCGGCTGGCGTAGGTATAATTACTAAACAAAACACAACTAAGGATGTTAAGAAAGGCACCCTTAAAAAAATGATGAAGGGGTATAAACTAATATGAGAGCAAGAGACTTTATAATCGAAGGCAAACAAGAAATCATGCACATTATCAATGCAATCAAAGAAGTTGCAGGTAGAGTGCAAGAAGTTAGACAATACCTAGAACAAGTTATTGAAAAACCTTTAGAGCAAATTACTTCACAGGATATCTACAATAACCTTATTAAGAAGGGTATTCCTTTTGCTAGAGCAGGTGCTAGAATGGGTAGCCAAGAGTTAACAAGAATGGGTTATAATTTTGGTATGCTAAAAACATACGCAAAATGGAATAAAGATGGAATAGCACAAGAAATAGGCAAAATGTTACCTGACATGGTGTATGCAACTGATCCGGATATGAGGAAAAACATTGCTCTTAAGTTAGATATTTCAGAACAAGATGTTGATGCTATTATAGATACATATGAAGACCTAGCAAATAAATTTCCTAAAGCGGCGAAGTTAATGGAAAAAGGCGATTTTGAAGGCGCACTAGATCAAGTTATTGCAAGGATGCTAGAAGGACTATAAGTGACCAAAGAAGAATTACAAAAACTTGCTGGTATTACTAACGAATTTAAAGGTCAACAACCTGTTAACTTTGAAAACATATCGCACACAGCACAGGCACTAAAAGACAAAGAAAAGAAACTAGGTGTAAAACCGGGCGACAGTGATTGGTTTAAGTTATGGTTTAGTAGACCATACATGACAGGCATGCCAACAGGATTTAGAGGACGCAAAAAATAATGAGCCAAACAGATAATACTCCTACAGAAATTTATCTAGACATGGACGGTGTCTTGGCTGACTTCTTTGCGGAGTATGCAAAGTTAGCAGGAGTAACTACAGGCTCATACAGAGATATACCTCCTGCAAAAGTAGATCCTACACTAGACAAAATGATAGGCACTGACTTTTTTGCAAGACTGCCTATGTTTAAAACAGTACCACAACTGTTAAAACTAGTACTAAGTTACACTGATCATTATAATATTTGTTCAAGTCCATTACGCGGGGATAATAAAAACTCTGAAAAACACAAAAGAGTTTGGATATCAAAGCATCTTAACCCACTACCAAAGGATATTATCATTACTGGTAGAAAGCCTAAGTGGGCAACCCAACCGGACGGTACCCCAAACATTCTCATAGACGATAGGGGTAAAAATATACGTGACTGGATCGCGGCTGGCGGTTATGGTATTAAGTATCAAGCCGACGAAGATTCACTTGAAACTATTAAAATGGGATTGGACAGGTTCTTTAGGGGAGATGTACAAGAACCGCAAGACAGTGACTTAATGGTAAGCACTAGAGTCACACAAGAACCAAAAGAAACATATAAACGTTCAGAATTGCCACAGGTAACTAAAGAACACTTAAACTATATTCCACACGCTGTAGAAACAGTAGACTTGGAGGTAGTTTGTCCAGTGCAAAAAGAACTTGTTACAGAAAATCTACAAAAGCAGTATAAACGTCTTACAGAGAATCGTTTCGCTCCTATTGTAGTAGATAAAAACTATAGAATTATTAACGGACATCACAGATACGAAGTGCTAAAACAACTGAACAGCGGTTATGCTGAAGTTGCTCGTATTCCACTTACACTTGAGGAAGTAAAAACGGTCATGGAAAAGTGGAGTGCAAAATATAAGAAAAGCATTGATTGTAGTAATCCCAAAGGATTTAGTCAAAAGGCGCACTGTGCTGGCCGTAAAAAAAAGAATGAAAACATAGAAGAATCAATTATTGTAGAACATCCTGCTGTAATTGCGGCACTAGCGGCGGCTGGTGTAACGATTAGAGAACTTGTAAAAAGATACGGATTTAACGCAGTTAAAAAAGCATTAGACAAAGCAAAAACGCAAAAACCTAATCTGCAAAAACCTGCTAATGATCACGGCGGTTATGTAGATGACTTGCTTAAAGCAGTTAATAAAAAAAGAACTCCAGACGAAATAGCACGAGCCCAACAAATAAATTTTCCTAGAGCATTAGACAATGCAAAGGCTATGATTCGACATGCTTCTAAAGATTTAAAAGCAGGAAAACTGTCTAGAGAAGAATTTACTAATATAATGCGTTACCTGCGAGTTAACTTTAAAAGAAAAACAGGTAAAGAGTTACCTATAGACGATCTACTAAAGGTTGTAGAAAACTTTGCAGACGGTAAAAAAAAGGGTAAATCACGCCCGGGTAGAGTCAAACGTGCCGGTGCTAGTTGCAAAGGATCGGTAACTAGTTTACGTAAGAAGGCAAAAAACGCTAGTGGCGAAAAAGCAAAGATGTATCACTGGTGTGCAAACATGAAATCAGGACGTAAAAAAGGGTAAATAGTAGTATGAAAATGCTAGACATAGATAACACTGTTACAGTAGAGGGCAAAGATAAGCCTATTAAAGCACGTGATCCTAACGCACAAACAATGCAGGATATACGCCGTAGTGGTGCCGCTGGTGCTCACAAGGACAAGACTAAAGTTATTCCACGCAAAGAAAAGTATAAAAAGATGGATGAAGCAGACCCAGCAGAACTTGGTCCTATGAATGACAAAATGAAAGATGTGCTTGGTAAAGTATATCAAGATGATGAAGCCGAAAAACAAGCAGAAATTGATCGTTCTGAAAAAATTAGACAACAGCAGGTAAAAGATTTAGGTCCTGAAGCAATGGACAAATACGTTGACATGCTTAAAAGTCATGATTGGACTTATCAATACAGTGATGATCACAGCGTATGGCAAAGAGGACAAAAAGAGTCAGAAGCAATCAGCGGTATGATGAAAATCCTAGATCCTGATATGAAAATTTACAAAAAATATAGTCCTTTTCACAAAGAAGAAAAAACAGAAAACACAATCTTTAATGCACTTAATCAATTAGACGAAGTAGCAACAGCAGGCGGCACTTCTGTAAGCGATGTATCTGTAGTTGTAAATCCACACATGGCTATTGGTGATAAAAAGACACGTAAAAAATACGGGTCTTTGGTAGGTGCAGTACCTAATCCACCAAAAGCAAAAAAACAAAAACCAACCGACAATGCACTAGATATGAAAGGGACTTCAATATTTGGTGGCACACTAAAGAGGAGTACATAAAAATGCCAATGCAAATTAGAACTGCTGATGACAAAACAAAATATTCAGATTTAGAAATCGCAGTAGGTGAAATTCAAAAATATGCTGATGCGTTACATAACGCACAAAAAACTCTTAATGTTCTTACACAAAAATACAAACAAAATGCTAGTTTAAACAATAAGGAATTACAAAATTTAAAAGCATTAAGAGCAAGAAACCCAAATAATACCAATAGCAATCCTGCACAAGGGGAAAGTTACACAAGAGAAGAAATCTTAGATAGAGTATTCGAAACTGAAGTTTCTGAAGTTGGAATGGGTCCAAGCACAAATGGACCATTTGCCTATTTAATGAAAAACATAGGACAAGCATTTGGTGTTTTTCCTAATGATGCTACTCTTAAACAAATGGGTACAGATGGCAGAAGAGCAGTGCCTACTAAAGATGACTCTCTTGCAAGAGAATTTCAATATATACAACAAGAATTAAAAAAACTTGATAGTATAGATTATAGCAAAATGCCACACGATCAGTTTATGAAACATTTTGATAAACAATTAGAACTGATGAATAAATCGCACCAAATTATAACGAAACAAATGGATAGCCGAAGACAAAAAATCAATCAAATACAAACAAATAGTGTACAAGAAGATCACTATGACGAACCAGCAAGTGATTACGAAGGTGAAATGCTAGATAATCAAATTGCATTTATTAAATATGCGGCTGACGAAATCAGAGATCACGTACACAAAGGTGGCGTATTTCCAGAATGGTTTCAAAATAAATTAAGTGGTGTACACGAAAAAATCAAAACACTTCATGCATACATGGAAGGTGAGCGTCAACAGGCTATGGAAAAGAAACGCATGGTGTCAATGAAAGATGCTAAAGATGACTACTTTGAAAGTTTAGAACGCAAACTTAACGAATCAAAAGGCTTATGTAAAGAATGTGGTAAGCCTAGTTACACTACACTTGATGAAGAAAAGCAAAAAGGTGTTGATGGCAAAGTATGCTGGAAAGGCTACAAGCGTATGGGCACCAAACAAAAGGGCGGAAAAACAGTTGATAACTGTGTAAAAATTAAAAAGTAAAAGGTTAATTATGAGTGATATTCACAACATACTAAACAAGTTTAATCAACTAGGAATTAAAAACCAAGGACTAACAGTTGACGCTCCGGTTGCACCAGCAAAAGAACAATCAACAGGTTCTGGAACTGACGTAAATGCAAATGCACATGCAAGAAATGTTAACGAAAGTGTTCGTGGCAAACATATTCCGGGTGTTACAGATGTAAGCACAAATGACATGGCGGCACTAGCAGGTCTAGGAAACAGCACACCAAGATCAAGACCAAGTCCAGCACAACCAAATCCAAGCACTATGTATGCTGAGCCTGTACAAACTATTCCTTCAAATACAAATCCTTATGCAGAAATTGAAGCAAGACTAGATAACATCGAAAGCAAGTTGAATAAAATTTTCGAAGCAGTTATGTATAACGAAGAAAAAGACAGTGACAAACTTAAAAGACATACAAAAGATCTAGATGATTTAGAAAGACAAATTCGTAAATCAGGCTCAATGGATAAAGAAACAGCAGATGCTATCAAACTAAGAAGATCTAAAATTATCAAAGATAAACTTAGTGCAGAAGATAAAGCAAAACCTACCAGTAAAAGTTTATTCAAAGAATATTTAGAATTTTTAGAGGACCAAAAATAATGAAATTTATAGAGTTTAGTGAAAACACTTGGTCAGACGTAAAAGGTAGTTTAGATTCAACATTTGGACACAACAGCAAACAAAAGACTAAAACAACAGGTCAGACATCAAGTGTTCTTGCAAGATTAAAAAAATGGATTAAGAATGCTACTACTGGAACTAATGAAAACGATCAAATGCTTATAAGACAATTAAAGCAAACAAATCAAGGATTTCAACAAGGCACTATTCCGCCGGACCAAGCAATGGAAAAGTTTTTAGGTATTCTAGAAAAAATAGGTCCGGTTCAGCAAATGAATAAGTTGATTATAATGATGTTACCTATGCTAAAAGGTATGCAAGGTATGTCTGCTAAACCAACCGAAGAACGTGATTTACAAAACACTATAGACGCTCTTGAAAGATTTTTACAAAAAAATCAACAACCAGTTCAAAAACCCGGCGTAAAAGTTTAACATGAAAATTCGTGAAGTAACAGATTACTTTTACGGATTAGATCCAGCACACATGTCGTATACACACAAAATAGGTAATATATACGGTAAAAAGAACTTGAAAGTTCCACACGCTAAACTATACAAATCTAAAAAAGTAACAGCCAAAAAAACTAAATAGTAGTAGTTAACAACAGGACTACTATGGCATTTCTAGTACACAACCTACCACCCGTTGAAGTATTTGTTAAAAAAGAATACTTATATGATCATCAAAAAGGTCACGGAGAACTTACTCCGGGCATGTGGATTAGTATTAGAAGTATACAAAGCAAAGCACTTTACTTTGAAACACTACTAGTCGAATACGGTGCTCTTTACGACAAACTTCCAATATCAGCGTTTGTATGGAAAGAAAATTACGACAAAGACAACCAACTTCCCTTAGACACACTGCAAATATGGGACTGTTTTGATTATGATATTACACTAATTAAAAAGCCTATGCTATGTGATTGCGAGTTCTTTGGAAAAGATCGCAAAATGCACAAAGGTGAATATATGTTTACACTTGACACTTGTCATGCACAGCATTCGACACTTGATATAAATTTTGCAGAACATGATCCAGAACACAAAACATTTAATATTATTAAACTAGATAATGGTCAATTTGCCGCACAACCAAACAACAGAGTAGTATTCACAGACCAAAGCCTAATTCCAACCGAAAGAAAGACGCCAGATTTCAAAGTATGCACTCAAAACTATACTGTAGAAAACAATCCAAAATGGAGCGTTGGACATACAGATGAATGGGCATATAAAGACAAAGGTGAAGGGTTAAAAGATTAACCATTACTGTCAATAAAGGTTGACACACAGAATAAATCAATATATAATATACAAAATAAACAAAGGAGTAACCTATGAGTTCAAAAGTATTTGGTCCTGAAGAAAAGGCTAAACTAATGCAGGTAATTAACGACGGTGTACAAGTTAAGTCAGAAGTTGAAAGTTTAAATGAAGGCTTACGAGATACTGTAAAAGCAGTAGCAGAAGAAATTGATGTAAAGCCGGGTTTAATTAACAAAGCAATTTCAATCGCACACAAAGCAAACTGGGGTGAAGTATCTAGTGACTTCGACGATCTAGAATCTATTATTACAATTACTGGTCGAGACAAGTAATTGAAAAAAATAATTGAGTTTTGGAAACAGGCTAAAGAACAAGATCCTTTATGCTTTTGGCTAGAAATGCTAGGCACCCTTGTAACTATTGGTGCAAGTATGACACTGGCCATAAATGCAGATAATCCAGATATGCGTATTGTGTATCCAGGTTTTATGTTAGGATCGGCACTTGCAATTTTTACATACACTAGACGTAAACTTGCATGGCCATTAGTAATGGTTTACTATTTCTTTACAGTAAACATTTTTGGGTTTTGTGTAGCAATGGGATGGTTATAATGACCGATTACGATCTTACTAAACCAGTACAACAAAAAATTAAACAACGCATGGATCAACTACAGGAATGGATGGAAGGTAATCATCACCTTCATCACCCAGATGATGTACTTGATCTAATTGAAAGTGTATCCAAATTTTGGAGTGCATTGCAAGAAGAAGATCGTGATTATATCCACGGTGCTAAACATGCCCTTGAAGAAAAGATGGAATGGAAAATATGATCTACTATGTAGATATTGACGGAACTATATGTGATCAAGAATTGGGTAAACATTATAGTTTATCAAAACCTTACAAAGAAAGAATAGAACATTTCAACGAACTGTTTGATCAAGGACACGAAATACACTATTGGACTGCTAGAGGTCAACAAAGTAAAATTGATTATACAGAACTTACAAAACAGCAACTAAAAGATTGGGGTGTAAAATATACAAGTTTAAAACTAGGAAAACCCCATTATGATCTTTGGATAGATGATAAAAGCAGAAATGCAAATATGTATTTTGAGCAAATAGAACTTGACAAAGAGTGAAAATAATGTTATATTGTTATACAACTAAGGAGTTTTATGGCAATAGACATTAGAAGAAATTATAATCCTAAAGAAGATGGACCTTCTAAAGAAGAACAGCAAGAAAAACTAGACGAATTAATGAAAACGTTTCTTGCTAAAGGTGGCAAGATTGAAAAAGTGGCGCCGGGTGCGGCACAAGGTGCTGGTGGATTAGATAGAGTACCTCATTGGACTGATGCAGAAATTAAAGCGAAATGGTATAAAGAACACGGCATTAAACCTAAACAGGCAAAAAAAGGCAGAAAAAAACGGAACTCAGAGTAGTAGGCATAAGTACTACGATGAAGGTACAGTCGGCCATAAACGACACAATTTGGTATTGTCAGCCGAAAGTGACAAACAGGAGAAAAAATGAGTTATGTAGATGCCCTCTGGGATCGCGACAAAGATATTATTAAAGTAGTCGAGCGAACTAAAGCCGGCGAACGTGAATACAGAGAATTCCCCGCAAGATATGTTTTTTATTATGGCGATGCACGTGGTAAACAAAAAAGTACCATGGGCGATCCTGTAAGCCGTGTTGTATGTAAGAGTTGGAAAGAATATCTTAAAGAACAAAAAATTAACAAGCACAAAGGATTGTTTGAAGCAGACATCAATCCGGTATACAGATTACTTGAAGAAAATTATTTAGGTCAAGACGCACCCGACTTGCACAAAGCGTTTTTCGATATCGAAGTTGACTTTGACCCAGAACGTGGGTACAGTTCACCTGAAGATCCTTTTACTGCTATTACTGCTATCACAGTACACCTACAATGGCTTGACAGTCTTATTACACTTGCTATGCCACCAAAGGGTATGAGCATGGACGATGCCAAGTATGCTGTAAAAGACTTTCCTAACACATATTTGTTTGATAGTGAAGCAGAAATGCTTGATACGTTCCTTACACTAATTGAAGATGCAGATATACTAAGTGGTTGGAACAGTGAAGGTTATGATATTCCATACACTGTTAATAGAATTACACGAGTGCTATCTAAAGAAGATACAAGACGCTTTTGTTTATGGGGTCAATATCCTAAGAAAAGAACATATGAAAAGTTCGGAAGAGAACAGGAAACCTATGACCTAATAGGCAGACAGCATTTAGATAGTTTGGAATTGTATCGTAAATACACGTATGAAGAAAGACACACTTACAGGCTTGATGCCATTGGTGAAATGGAAGTCGGTGAAAAGAAGACTGTGTACGAAGGTACGCTCGATCAACTTTATAACAATGACTTCCGAACGTTTATCGAATACAACCGACAAGACGTTGCACTACTGGACAAGTTGGACCAAAAACTAAAGTTTATTGATCTAGCCAATGAACTTGCACATGCAAATACAGTTTTGCTACCCACCACAATGGGTGCTGTTGCAGTTACAGAACAAGCAATCATTAATGAAGCACATAGACGTGGCTTTGTAGTTCCTAACAGAGTACACAGAGAGCCTGGCTCAGAACCGGCGGCAGGTGCGTATGTTGCATATCCTAAAAAAGGATTGCATGACTGGATTGGGTCAATGGACTTGAATTCACTGTATCCTTCCGTTATTAGAAGTTTGAACATGGATCCAGCAACTGTTGTAGGACAACTAAAACCAGAATACACAGAAGAATATGTACGTGATGAAATGACCTTGCGTAAGAAGTCATTTGCGGCGGCTTGGGAAGGGCGTTTCGGCAGTTTAGAATATGATTTTGTTATGGAACAACGCAAAGACAAGCAGATTACAGTTCTATGGGAAAACGGCGAAAGTGATGTAATGAGTGCCGCGGAAGTTTATAGACTAATCTTCGAAAGCAATCAACCTTGGATGTTAAGTGCTAACGGAACTATATTAACTACAGAATTTGATGGTGTTATTCCAGGACTGTTAAAGCGTTGGTATGCTGAACGTAAAGAATTACAAGCCAAAATGCGTAAAGCAATTGATGCAGGAAATAAAACAGAAATTGCATTCTGGGACAAGCGACAGTTGGTTAAAAAGATTAACTTAAACAGTTTATATGGTGCTATTCTTAATCCAGGTTGTAGATTCTTTGATCCACGGATTGGACAATCAACTACGCTAACAGGTCGTGCTATTGTTAAGCATATGAGTGCTAAAGTAAATGAAATTGTTACAGGTGATTATGATCACATAGGTAAAGCAATTATATATGGAGATACAGACTCTTGTTACTTTAGTGCATATACAAGTTTGCGTCCTGAGATCGAAAAAGGTGATATCCCATGGGACAAAGACAGCATTATTGCATTGTATGATCAAATCTGTGAAGAAGCAAACAAATCATTTCCTAACTTTATGAACGATGCATTTCATTGTCCTAAGTCAAGAAGTGAAGGTGTTATTGCCGCAGGTAGAGAAGTTGTAGGTGAAAAAGGATTATTCATTACCAAGAAACGTTATGCAATTTTAATTTTTGATAACGAAGGCGAACGTAAAGACGTTGATGGCAAACCAGGCAAAGTAAAAGCAATGGGCCTCGATCTCAAACGTTCAGATACTCCTGTGTTTATGCAAGACTTCTTAAGCGAAGTTTTGTTAGCAGTGCTAACAGGTGCTAAAGAAGAACAAGTGCTTGATATGATTACTGAGTTTAGAACTGAATTTAAAGCACGACCAGGCTGGGAAAAAGGCTCGCCTAAACGTGCAAACAACATTACAGATTATCTTGCTAAACTTAAAAAGCAAGGTAAAGTTAATATGCCAGGACATGTAAGGGCAAGTATTAACTGGAATAATCTGAAAGAAATGAACAGTGACAACTATTCTATGAACATTGTTGATGGAATGAAAGTTATTGTTTGTAAACTAAAAAACAATCCAATGGGATATACTTCGGTTGCATATCCTACAGACGAACTAAGAATACCAAGTTGGTTCCAAGAACTTCCGTTTGCGGACGATGAAATGGAATCAGTTATCATCGATAACAAAATTGGCAACTTATTAGGCGTTTTGGATTGGGATATTAAATCAACCGAACAGAAGAATACATTCAATAATTTATTTGACTTTGAATGATTTTCTAAATATAATATGTAAAAGGAACGGAGAAAACAAATGAAAGACATTTTACAAGATATTGTAGCACATACACACGCACTTGGCTTTTTGAATATTGTCAAGGTCAACGGTGATGATGCACAAACAGGAATCGACAGCATGGCTGAAGATCGTTCTGTTATTCTACAGGCAAATACTAAAAATGCTCAAGTAGAAATGAAAGGCACATTTGGTATGCCTAACCTAAATAAACTAGACATTCACTTGAAGTGTCCAGAATATAAAGACGGAGCATCAATTGATGTTGTAACTGCTGATCGTAACGGTCAAACTATTCCAGTAGGTATTCACTTTGAAAATGCCGCCGGCGATTTTAAAAACGATTATCGTTTTATGAACGCAGACATCATTAACGAAAAACTTAAGACTGTTAAATTTAAAGGTGCTAACTGGGACGTTGAAGTACAACCTACTGTTGCTAATGTACAACGTTTTAAATTACAAGCAACTGCAAATGCAGAAGAAACTGTGTTTACTGTTATTACAGATGGTACAGATATTAAATTTAAGTTTGGTGATGCAAGTACACACGCAGGTGAGTTTGTTTTTGCAACAGGCGTAACAGGTAGCCTTAAAAATGAATGGGCATGGCCAGTAGCACAAACAATGGCTATTTTAAATCTTGATGGTGATAAGACTATGCGTATTTCAGATCAAGGTGCAATGCAAATTCAAGTTGACAGCGGACTAGCAACATATGAATATATTTTGCCTGCACAAAGCAAGTAGGAGATAAATTTTGAGAACTGACTTAACAGCAGAGCAAAAGGACTACGCAATATTTCTTCCGGCGTTGAGTGGCTTTTATGCTACATTTATTGGTAAGCAACGTAAAGAAGAATATGTTGAAAAGAGCCGTATTCCTTTTCCTAACAATGATATGGAAGGACTTAATTGGCTTAATCGTCAAAAGGGTATATTTCAATATCACTGGACACTATATTCGGCAGGACATGCAGAACTTGATATAAACAAAGATGCTCCTAAAGAACTTATGATCCGAGAACGTGATCGTGAGAACAGTTGGCTGTTAGGTGACTCAGGCGGCTTCCAGATTGGTAAAGGCGTTTGGGAAGGTGATTGGAAAGATCCTAATTGTCCTAAAGCACAAAAGAAACGTGAGCAAGTTCTTACGTGGATGGACGCTTATATGGACTACGGTATGATCCTTGATATCCCGGCATGGGTTGCACGTTCGCCTGCTGGTGCTAAAGCAACAGGTATTAGTACATACATTGATGCTGTTAATGCAACTAAAATCAATAACGACTACTTTATGAAGCACAGAACAGGTGCTTGTAAGTTCTTAAACGTTCTACAAGGTGAAAATCACGCTGACGCAGAAGATTGGTATCAGCGTATGAAACACTATTGCGATCCTAAGCAATTCCCAGACACACACTTTAACGGTTGGTCAATGGGTGGACAGAATATGTGTGATGTACATCTTGTTCTTAAAAGATTAGTAGCACTACGTTTTGACGGCTTACTTGAAAAAGGTGTGCATGACTTTATGCACTTCCTAGGTACAAGCAAACTAGAGTGGGCAACGCTCTTAACAGATATTCAAAGAGCAGTTCGTAAGTATCACAATCCTAATTTTACAATTACATTTGACTGTGCTTCTCCGTTCCTAGCAACAGCAAATGGTCAAATTTATTGTGAACTTGAAACAAAAGACAGAACTAAATGGGTATACAGAATGGTACCTAGCATTGACGACAAAGCATTGGCAACTGATACAACATCATTTGGACAAGCATTTGTACGTGAAGGCAAACACGGAAGTTTCTTAGATAGTCCTATTACACAAAGTTTACAGGCAAAAGATGTTTGCATCTATGCGCCAGGAGACCTAAATAAAATAGGCAAAGAAGGAAAAACATCATGGGATAGTTTTTCTTATGCGATCCAAATGGGTCATAATGTATGGAGTCACATTAATGCAGTACAAGAAGCGAACAGGCAATACGACAACGGAACAGTTCCGAACATGCTTGTGGAAGAGTCCTTTAACAGGGTATTTTTTAGAGATGTTGTGGAGGCAATATTTGCAACGTCAAACAGAGACGAAGCCGAAGCAATCATAGAAGAATTTTCAAGATTCTGGATGTCAATTATTGGCACTAGAGGAGCAACGGGTAAGAAAACTGTAAACGCAAGTACACAATTTGCAAATCTATTTGAGGAGGCATAATGGCTAAAATAAAAAACAAAGCAGTAAAAAAGTTAACCAAAGAGCATGAATACTATTCTAAAAAGGTTGACGAAATAGAAAAAGAGCGTACAATGTATAGAGACTTCGGCCATAAGGCTCTTTTAATTAAACTAAAGAAAACTAAACTTTATATTAAAGATCAACTTGATAGGCTATTAAAAAATGAAGCGTGATTATGCAGACGGTGTAAAAGATGATGTAATGTACTTTACAGGCTTTGAAGTAGAAAAAACACCAGCATATGATATGGACACACTATTTGTTGTAGGCTGTCGTCCACTAGAAGAAGTTCTTGAAAAGGCAAAAAAGAATCACGTTGATCATATCTATCTTGGTGCTAATCATAGTTTTGTTCCAAAAGAAGATTGGGAAGATCTAATACACGGTTTGCTTGATAAGAATTATTGGGTAACCCTAGACTATGATGTTAAGTATCACGAATGGGTACTAGAAATGGGTTTTAACGAAAAACACAAGTTTATTAGTATGTTATCAGTAAAACTTCCTTATGTAAATCAATTAAACTATAATGCTTGTATCAAAATCGACGATGCTGATTTTGATCATTCTAATCCCGGAGTTTGGATTCAACCTGTACACGGCTTACTAGAACGTGATAAGTTTACAGATTGGAGCAAATATGGCAATGACGAACCTAAAGATTAACTTGACAACAGCACTGAAAGGCACTATAATATGAGTATAACTGATAACATGATGAAGGAAGCAATGGCAGAAGACAATCACAGACGTATCATGAATACAGCAAAGAGAATGATTTGGGTGACTTTCCGTAAGGAAGGTATTCACAAGTATCCTGCGGCACTAGAAGATCCTAGTCTTGCAACAGGTGATGAATATGATGTTTCGTTTTTGGGATATCCCCACAGACACATATTCCATTTCAAGGTTGGTATTACTGTTACACACAACGACAGAGATATCGAATTTATTCAATTCAAAAGATGGTTAGAAAAACTGTACGAGGAGAAGACACTTGAACTAGACTACAAGAGTTGTGAAATGATCTGCGATGATCTATATAATCAGATTATTGCTAAACACCCGGGCAGAGAAGTACACATCGACGTTAGCGAAGATGGAGAAAACGGTGCCCATATCGAGTACGCAAAATATTAAAGGAGATGACAGTGTCATATTTTGCAGACCACCCAGAGATCGTAAAGATCTTTAACGACCTTGAATCATACAAGGATTGGTGCGTGAACAGTTGGGTTCACGGTGACTCTAAGAGTTATGTGTTTGATGAGAAGGACTTGTACAACAATGCAAGTTATCCTTGGCAAATGTATAACAGGCATAAGAACCGACTTAAGAAAAAGTTGGCTCGTAAGCGTAATAGGCAAAGGAATTAGGAATGAAGATTTGGTTAGTAGACTTAGAAAGTGTTGAAACACGTTACACAAGTGAGTGGAAGGTACACGTACCTAAAATACTTTCTAGTACTAGTGTATTTGATAACAATAAAGTAACTGTTGAAATTATTGACGGTGCTGATGATATTCCAGATGCTACTACACCAGGTGCTTTCTTAAACTTTGGTGGTACTAACATTTACAAGTCTACACAGATCGAAAAGATTTCTAGAGCCTTTACAAAAGGAAAAGTTAAATCTGGGGATCATATACTATTCACAGACGCTTGGCATCCAGGTATTATTAACATCAAATACATGGCCGAATTGTTAGGTATTGATGTAATAACACATGGATTATGGCATGCGGGTAGTTATGATCCTGCAGATTTTTTAGGTAGACTAGTAGGTAATAAACCTTGGGTAAGACACGCAGAGAAAAGTTTCTTTGAATGCTTTAACCATAATTACTTTGCTAGTAATTTTCATATAGATATGTTTGCTAAAGAATTACTAGGCATTAGTAAAGAAGACACAGATAAACTATGTGAAAGTAAAAAAATTGTGCGTACAGGTTGGCCTATGGAATATACTGCTGACTCACTTGTTCCATTTAAAGGTATGCAGAAGAGAAACTTAATTTTGTTTCCTCACAGAGTTGCTCCAGAAAAACAACCTGAAATTTTTAGAGATTTAAAAGAAACATTACAAGGCGACTATGAATTTGTCGTTTGTCAAGATCAAAGATTAAGCAAAGTCGAGTATCACAACTTACTAGGCGAAAGTAAAATGATCTTTAGTGCTAACCTACAAGAAACATTAGGCATTAGTGCATATGAAGGTGCGATTGTAAATTCGTTTCCGCTTATGCCTGATAGATTAAGTTATACAGAAATGTATGATGACTATTTCAAGTATCCAAGCGAATGGACTACAGACTGGGATAGTTATATTGCAAATAAAGATAAGTTAATTGAAAAAATTCATTGGATTATGAATGACCATAAGAAACATTATGTAAATCTAGATCGGTTAGTTAAATTCTTAAGTGATGAATATTTTAGTTGCAGAAAACTAAAGAATGTGTTACAATCATACAATGAAGAGACATCCACGTCTTAAACTCGGAGAAATAAATGGAAAAAACAAGAGAAATTACAAAACGTTTGCAAGAAGCAAATAAACGCTATTGGGCAGGCGACAATATTAGTGACTTTATTAACGAAGGTGAAAAAGAACAACTAATTGAAGAAGCAACTGAAGCATTTGAAAAAGTATTAGATACACTAATTATCGATAGATTTACAGATCCTAATTCACAAGGTACAGCAAGACGTCTTGCAAAAATGTATTACAACGAACTAATGGCAGGACGTTACGATACTATTCCTAATGCTACTGCTTTTCCTAATGAAGGAGAAGATGCATATACAGGTATGCTTGTAGTTCGTTCAGAACTAAAGAGTGTTTGTTCACATCACCATCAGCCAGTAACAGGTGTTGCATATATTGGTGTTATTCCTAATGGCAAGGTTATTGGACTTAGCAAATACACACGTATCGCACAATGGTGTGCTAGACGTGGTACACTGCAAGAAGAACTTTGCAATGATATTGCAAGAGAAATTAGTAAGGCAACAGATGCAAAACATTTAGGTGTTTATATTCAGGCAACACATGGTTGTTGCGAAAACAGAGGCATCATGGCACATAGCAGTCTTACACAAACAACTGTACTAAAAGGTTCATTTAAAGATGATCCAGCAACTAAAAAAGAGTTTATGGACAATATTAAACTACAACAGGAATTTGCTCCGAGGTAATCATGGGTGACGAAAATAAAGATTATACTATAACAATAGATGATCAAACTTATACAACTTGCGGTCCTATTTCAACTAACACAGGTACAGTAACTATCGATTCAAGTTACAGCGGTCCTAGCACATTAACATACGATAGTAACATAAGTCCTACATTTAGTATTAGTGGTATAGATTCCAGTCCTGAATGGAGTTTTGGTGATATAGATGATTCATATACTAATGTAGATACAGAATTAGTTGAATCAAATCCAACTTGCAAAGCATTATGGGAACAGTTTTTATACGTATATACTATGGTAAAAGCAGACAAGGAAAATAACGAGGAAAAAGATGACATTCCGTTTTAGATTTTTTAAATGGATCGGTGGATTCGATTTTTTAGATTGGTTAGACCTAATTGGTCGTAAACGTGTTATTATGGATCGCTATGAAAACGAACCTTATCTAACACGTTATTATTTGTTTTTAAAAGATCGTAAACGTTTTCCGTTTAATGTATTCTTACATAAATTCCACAAAGGTGACTTAGATGATTTGCATGATCATCCGTGGCCTTATTTTACACTTATTCTAAAAGGCGGATATTGGGAAACTACTCCTAAAGGACGTTTTTGGAGGAAGCCTGGGCACTTTAGATTTAACGGTTCTAAAAGTCTACATAGGATTGAACTAGAGCCTGGCGTTACACCTTGGACACTGTTTATCCCAGGACCTAAAATGAGAGAATGGGGATTCATTAGAGATGGTGAATGGGTAGATAATGAAACTTACTTGAGAGAAAAATATGAACTCGAACATTGATATACAAAAGTTTAACGAACAACAAACACGAGACTGGTTGTATAATGTATTGCATAGTGGTAATGTAGTAGTAAAATTTAATAAACTTAACGGCGATGAACGTGTAATGACCTGCACACTTAAAGAAGATGTTGTTCCACCTGCAACAAAAGAAGATCCTGCATCGCAGAAAAAAGTACGCAAAGTAAGTGAAAACGTTTGCGTGGTGTGGGACGTAAATGCAAAAGGCTGGCGCAGTTTCCGTTGGGATAAGATTACAGGGGTAGAAGTAGATGCAGATTAATAAAAAGTTTTACAGTTGGCATGATGTAGAAGTTATGTGTACCAATATCGTAAATCAGATGTACACAGACAACTGGCGTCCTGATTACATTGTAGGCATTACACGTGGAGGTAATGTACCTGCTACTATTATTTCAAACATGACTGGTATTCGTTGCGAAGCATTAAAGGTAGCACTACGAGACGGTGACGAAAGTGAGTGTGAAGTAAATGCTTGGATGAGTGAAGATGCGTTTGGTTATGTATACGAAGACTCTGACAAAGTAACAGGTGGACCATTAGAAAAGAAAATTCTTATTGTAGATGATATTAACGATACAGGTGCTACATTTAACTGGATCAAAAAAGACTGGCAATCAAGTTGTTTGCCTAAAGATCCTAAATGGGAAAAAATTTGGGGCGGCAATGTTCGTTTCGCAGTATTAACAGAAAACTTATCAAGTGAATTTGACGGGGTGTCATATCACTGTGATGAAGTAAACAAAGCCGAGGAAGATGTATGGTTAGTATATCCTTGGGAAAACGTAGGAACATATGGCTAAAAAAGAACAACAACAACAGCAAGTACAAAACATAGACAGCAATGGCGTCTATCTTTTGATGGATCAAATAACATCTGCTTCGTGCAAAGATGCAATTAGATGGGTTATGAATCATAACCTTGCAGACAATCCTTTACCACAATTAACAATTATTATTAATTCACCGGGCGGTGATGTACATGCGGCATTTGCATTAATTGATGTAATGAAGTCAAGCAGTATACCTATTAAAACCGTAGGACTTGGACTTATTGCAAGTTGTGGTTTTTTAATCTTTATTGCTGGACAAAAAGGCAAACGTATACTAACACCTAATACTTCTATTCTATCACATCAATACAGTTGGGGTAGCAGAGGTAAAGAACACGAACTATATGCCCGTGTAAGAGAATTTGAACTAAGCACAGAACGTATGATTAATCATTATAAAAAATGCTTAGGAATGACTGAAGCAAAGATTAAAGAAATTCTTCTTCCGCCACAAGACGTTTGGTTAAGTGCAGAAGAAGCGAAGAAGTTAAAAATTTGCGATAAAATTGAGGAACTATATTAATGTATGATTATATTGCTGTACGCATTGCACAGGCTTTTATTATTACAGTTTTTGCTATGGGAATGATTAGTTTAAGTATTGATCTTTATACAGGAAAATTACCACTATGAGAGACGACCTAATGGTACAACAACAGGTTGAAGACAGTTGGCAACACATGGTTGGTGTTATCTGTTTAAATCAAGTTGACAGACGTCAAACTAAACCTGTGCTTAAAGAGTTTTTTGAACGTTGGCCTACTGCTGGTATTTTATTATATTCAACAGTAGAAGAAATTGCTGAAGTGTTGCAACCACTAGGTATGCAAAACGTTCGTGCTAAACGCATTTGGAAAATGAGTCAACAATGGCTAAGTTGGGACGGCCAGGATGCTACTGAACTATGTGGTATCGGAAAATATGGATCAGACAGTTATAGAATCTTTTACAAGAATGATATTCCGCACGATGTACAAGATAAAGAACTTAAAAGATATATTACAGAGGAACTAACCCATGGCTACGCTTAAAGAACAACAACAAACACTAGATAATATTAAAGGTCCTAGATACTATCATATTCAATTATGGGGATACGGTGCTGAACACGCCTATGCTAGTATTTCAAAAGAAGCATATGACTTTTGGAAACCTATTGTAGATGAACATGGAGATAATGATCTATGTAACTATTTGTTAAACGCAGGAGAAGGTACATTTGACTTTGAAAATATTGATAGTGTACCGCCAAAAGCAAACTTTTTAAGTGATGACGAAGAAGGCATTGGTGCTTGTAGTTCGTGGTACGAAATGCCTAACGAGTTTGAACATATTCATGCAGTTACTATTGATAATGCTCAAATAGAAGTAAACGAAGTAGACGGTTTAGAATATAGTAGTAAGCATATCGAAACAATAATTGAACATGAAAATGTTAATGACTGGGCCAGCAAGATCAGTGAAGAAACAGATTACGAAACTGAAATTCTTGATAGTGTTGAAGATACATATCCTGACAAAGGCACATACATTGTACAAATGCTGTCTATGGAAAAAGGTACATTCTTTGATGGTATTGTTGAAACTGTAGGAGAGTTTGATCCTAAAAAACTTAAAATTCAATACAGTGAAACTACAAACGGAGAAGATGTAGTACGTAGTATTACTTACGAAGGCAATGACATAGATAATAACGGAGGTGATACTAACGGTAAGGGTTACGCCGCCTCTGTTTGGATACAGGAGTACTAAATGATCGATACCTTAGCAAAAGCACAAGAAGAAGGCAGAGCACCGTGGACTAAAGTTACATACGATACACGAGATTATGTTGTTTATGAAGATATCTATCCAGTAACACTAGGGCATACACTTGTTGTACCAAAAGAAAATACACAAGAATGTATTTTAAAATGTTTCAAATTTGCTATGGAAATGGGTACAATGAATGTTGAAGCAGAAACTAACCCAATTACAGGATTTAATGTAGGAATCAATATGGGTACTAGTGCAGGCCAAACTGTTATGTACCCACATGTCCATTTAATTTTCCGTAGAGACGGAGATATGGAAGAACCCGCAGGTGGTGTTAGGGGTGTTATACCAAATAAACAAAAGTATACCAAAAAAGACGTTACACAAATGGAAATGTTTGAAGAAAGTACTGGATGTTAATGGTTGACAAAAACCTAAATAAGCACTATAATATATAATAGGAGTTGTAAATGAAATTAAGATATAGTGAAGCATTTTATAGTGTTCAAGGTGAAGGACGTTTTGTTGGCGTACCTTCTGTTTTCTTGCGTACATTTGGTTGTAACTTTCGTTGTATGAACTTTGGTTTAGACAAGCACCCTAATAGAGCAGAAAAAGCAGAACAAGGTATTAAGTATAATCCAGAAGTAAAAGCACTTCTTGATGATGGAATTTTAGACAAGGTAAATAAGTTCGAGGATTTGCCTATTGTTCACACAGGCTGTGATACGTATGCAAGTATATATCCTGAATTTAAAAAGTATATGAAAGACCATACAGTTGACGAAGTAGTTGATTATGTATTGAGTCTTACTCCACAAGGTAAGTGGACAATGGATAATGGACAGGATGTTCATTTTATCTTAACAGGCGGTGAACCTCTGCTAGGGTGGCAAAGGTTATACATGGATCTATTTAAACACCCTAAAATGGGAGATCTAAAAAATGTTACATTTGAAACAAATACAACGCAACCTCTTAGAGATGATTTCAGAGAGTGGCTCAACAACGAAAGATCATTTCATATCACTTGGTCGTGCAGTCCGAAACTTTCCGTTAGCGGAGAGCCTTGGGATACTGCTATCAAGCCTGATATTGCTAGGCAGTATTTTGATGTACCTAATAGTAGTATGTATTTCAAGTTTGTTGTGGCTACCGAAGAAGATGTGGATGAAGTTTCCAAAGCAGTTGAGGCGTACCGTAGCGAAGGAATCGATGTTCCGGTCTATGTTATGCCGCTTGGGGGTAGGTCGGAAGAATACAAACTCAACACTAGAGGAGTCGCAACATTGGCAATGGAGCGAGGTTGGCGCTATACACCCAGACTACACGTCGACATCTTCGGAAACGCCTGGGGAACATAAACAAGAAACACTAGATGAAAAAGCAAGAAAGGCAGGACTATAATGTTAGATAAACTTAAAAAAATGTTTAATAAAAATCATGTTCCTGCTTCTGTATCAAAAGAACCTGGAACTGATGCAAAAGCAGAGGCAACAAAAAAGAAAGAGCCATATGTAGCAGTTCTTAACGTAGAAATGAAAGACAACAATCCACGTAACGGTTTCTTTGAACTTGACTGGAATGAGTACTTTATTAGAGAACTTAGACTAAACGGTTATCAAGGCGATAGCGAAGAAGAAATTGTTGACGGATGGTTTAAAGAATTGTGTGGTAATGTTGCACAAGAACAAGGTGTAGCAAGTCCAGAAACTAAGATGGGTGCTGGCTTTGTAAACACAAAAGATATAGGAAACGGTAAGGCAGAGGTTAGTTAATGCTACAAGTTTGGAAAAGTATACACCCACTAAATGAATATGCTCCTACATGGAATATTCCTTTTTGGAATGCTGTATATCCTAAGCCTGAAGAAATTGATTTTATTAGAAACTGGCTAATTGATAATGAAGAAAAACTTATCAAGATGTTAAAGAAAGATGGCGGCGGTGACGATGGTGGTACAGGACTAGGTGAAAACAGTCTTACTGCTCAGTACAGTGCATACAATCTTTTTCAAATTACACAGAATATTCCACAGTTTATGAATTTGTTAAACTGGATTAGAGAACAGTATATAGAATACATGAAATCTAATAGCACAACAATAAGAAATTTATATATGTATAGTTGGGCAAACGTAGTACACAAGGGACAACCTATTACGCAACACGGACATGGTGCTCAAAACTTTTCTTACCTAAGTGGTAATATACACTTTGACAACTATGACACTCAGACTATATACTATTGTCCTGTAGATGAACAAGTTAAAGTAGGATTTGAAAATGTTAAGGGTGGACTTACATTCTTTCCTAGTTATGTATTGCACAGTGTACCAGAACACATGCAAGATAATAAAAGAGTAAGTGTAGCATTTGATCTATTTGATCATGGCTTTGCTCCGCAAGAAGATTTAGATAAAGCAATTCAACTCAAAACAGTAGGATACTAATGACAAAAACAATTATAAAAAAGCAAAGTAGATATAAAAAAGAAGACTATCAAGTACTTGCTGATTGTATTCGAAGTGATCAATTAAGTGCAAAGCAGGTGCATGAAACTATGGTATACAATCCCGACTTTGCTAAATGGTATAAAATGAAATATTTGATGAGGAAATAATGACTTATATTCTTGTAGATACAGCAAACACATTTTTTCGTGCTAGACATGCAGTAAGAGGAGATGCTGATATTAAGATCGGTATGGCACTACATACTACATTTCAAAGCATTAGAAAAGCATGGAAAGACTTCGACGGCAGTCACGTAGTATTCTGCCTAGAAGGACGTAGTTGGCGCAAAGACTATTACGAACCATATAAACGTAATAGACAAGAAACTCGTGATGCACTTACTGTTGCACAACAAGAAGAAGAAACTGTGTTCTGGGAAACATTTGATGAGTTTACAGGATTTATTCGTAACAAAACAAATTGTACTGTATTACAACACAAACAACTTGAAGCAGATGATTTGATTGCAGGTTGGATTCAAGCACACCCTAATGACGATCATGTTATTATTTCAACTGATGGTGACTTTGCACAACTTATTGCACCTAACGTTAAACAGTATAATGGTGTTATGAAGACAACCATTACACACGAAGGTTACTTTGATGAAAAAGGTCAACATGTAATCGATAAGAAAACAAAACAAGCAAAGCCTGCACCTGATCCACAATGGTTATTATTTGAAAAATGTATGCGTGGTGATACAAGTGATAATGTGTTTAGTGCGTATCCAGGTGTTCGTAAGAAAGGCACTAAGAACAAAGTTGGTTTGCTAGAAGCATATGACGATAAAGATGCAAAAGGTTATAACTGGAATAATCTTATGCTACAACGTTGGACAGATCATTTAGGAGAAGAACATCGTGTACTAGACGACTACACTCGTAATGTTACACTTTGTGACTTGACAGCACAACCTGATGATATTAAAACTTTAATTGCTACAACTATTGCTGAAGCAATCGATGGTGCAAAAGATATTAAACAAGTTGGTGTGCGACTAGTACAGTTTGCTGGTTCATACGAACTAAACAAAATAACAGAACAGGCTCAGTCATTCGCTGAACCTTTAAACGCAAGATACGGAGGAAAACATGCAACAACTATTAGCCAAGCAGTTAGTGCCTAATAAGTTTTGGATTGTACAAGACAGAGGTAGAAAAGTTGGTACACTACAAAAAGATACTAACTGTTACTATCTAGTCACAAAACTAGAAAAAATTAAGTTTGACACAATCGACGAAATACATCAAACCTTCGGCGATAACTTCTTTGAACAAGTTAAACAAAAGATTGAAAAACAAGAACAGAAGCACGAGGTATATAATTACCCAACAAGCACAAAGCCTTTTAATCCTTTGTATGATGTTAAAAAAGGCTTACCACTGTTTAGTAAAAGCAGAAAATCAAAAAGCCTTTACTGTGCAGGATATTACTGTATTAAATTTGACAAAGGTTGGGTTAAATCATTCTGTCCTAAACTTATAACACTACAACGTTATGGGTTTGAAGGACCATTTACAACAGACTTAGAAATGAAGGAAACATTGGCACGTGTCTCGAAACAATCTTAATACTATTGCTATCGAAAACTTCTTGCAATCTGTTAAGGTAGCACAACGTACATCTGCTAAAGAACTTAAACTTGATGCAAAACAGTACAGAGACCTTGCAGATAGTATTAGCATGGTTATGACACGCCTAGTTGAACTACAGGATTCACAACAATCTGTTGAGCCTGAAGTAACCATACAAATGGACGGTGGTAAACTTTAGTAAAAAAGGATAAATATATACGTAGTTAATAAGGAAATTACGTATATGAGTAGACCTAAACCAAAAGTACTTTTAAAGTACACCGATAAAAATACATTTAGAAGTGAAGAAGTTCTGGCCGCGGAGGCTATCTGGGCAGTATTTTATCAAGGCAAACCTTTTAATTTAAAAAGCAGTAGTGCAGTAAGTCCTACTCCAGGACCTAAATACAAGAAGGTAAGTTTTAGTAATCCAGGTCATGCTCATAATCTAGCAAAAAAACTTAACAAGTTGTTTCAAACAGACGAGTTCAAAGTAGTAGAATTAACTAACGGAAAAATCCTGTAATGGACAAAAAGACCGCCTACACTAAAACATTCTTAATCGCGGCTGAAAAAGACACTAGCGAAGAAAGCCTTAAGAAATATCATATGCTGTTATGGCAGAACATTCGTGAAAAGGGCGATAGCGGACTACGTTTAACCAAAGAAGGATTTGAGTTTGTTGTTGATCAAGCAGATTTAAAAGTTCACGAAATACAATTTCCAAACGATATACAATTTACACCACAAGTATTCTTATACTTAGATCAATTTATTGATACACCATACTATGTTACTAAAAAACGCATCTATGTGCTAAGTGAAAAAATGGCACTACAACTTATGATGTTTGCGGGTGATATCAAACAGTACGGTCTTGCTCGTGCTATGGCAAAAGAATTGGAAGATTAAATCCTGTTTTTGCTTGACCTCAAACTAAAAAACATATATACTATTACATAAAGATATACCATTATCTGATTACACTATAGGAGAATCAAATGGCAAAGAAAATTACAGCAGTTATCTCGGAGACTGAATTTGAACAAAACTTCGGGTTTAAAGAAACAAGCGGTCTATTTCAAGATCCGAACTTCAGATTAGTTATAAACAAATTTGGTAGATGCTATTGGTTACTAGCACACGATAACCTGCAAGGACCACGCTTTAGTGGCAACAATGTTTACTATCAAGGAAACAACAGTAGACTAATCCGTACAATATATCCTAATGCAAGACGTATTATTGATGTAGGTGGCAATGTAGGTAACAATACCATTGCTTACAGCGAATGGGCACAGACTGTTGAATCGTTTGAACCTACACCAACAACTCTTAAAATGTTACGTGCAAACATTGAAATTGCTAAACAGCAAAACCTAAAAGGTATATACTGGCGTGGCACAGATGAAGTAGGTGATTTATATAGAGACGAAACAGCGTCAGCAGGTTGGTACATATTCAAAGGTGTGCATCAAAGCATGGATGTTGTTGCTGATGTAACTGTACACGACGTTGCACTTTCAAATACAAACACAGGTTCAATAGATATTATCGATCATTTAGACCATGGTGGACATAATCATTGTGTTCCGGAAGGAGCAGAAGTAAAGTTACGTGAAAGCCAACAACTAGTAAGTGTGCCTAAACGAACAATAGACAGTTATGAATTTGACGAAGTAGACGCAATTAAAATTGATGTTGAAGGTTCAGAACTTATGGTAATGCAAGGTGCAGAACAAACTATACGTAAGCATCGTCCAAGTGTTCAAGTTGAAATTGTTCCGAAGCAATGTAATATATTTGGTTATGAACCGCAAGACTTGTATGACTTTTTCAAAGATATGGATTATACTTGTGTATGTGCAGTTCGTAATCCTATGAATAAGGCACAAAAGGATTTGTATTGGGGTAAAGATATCGGAATGACACATCAACAAATTCCAAAATATATGGATAGATTGTTTGTTCCTCGTGAAGTACACGAAGCAACTGATTATGATGCAATGAAACAAGCACATATCGATCCACAAGCAGAAAAATTATTTGATTTTGGTTAACTTACCTGTTGACAAAACCGGTAAAGATGTTATTATAGTATTATAGTTAAACAAAGGCACAATGGAGGCTAAAATTATGGAACGTACATATCCCGAAGTATTACTAGAAGAATTTGGTAATGACTTACAAGATATTTTTGGTACACCTGAAGAACAATCAACTAAAATTGATTTACGTAGTATTGCAGGTGATACAGCAAAAATGGAAAAACTTATCAACAAATTACCTAATGGCGGTGTACTTGATGTTTATGAAATTTTTGGAAAGTATGAACGTCCTAGTTTTTTAGAAGTTGCTAAACATATTCTTAAAATGTTCGAAGCATCTGGAATTTTTCAAACTTACAAACTTCCTCCTGTGAGCGAACCAAACGGGCGTGTCGGTGGCGAACATCGTAATTGGGGAGATGTTTACCTGCGTTATCCTGTACAACGATCTGTAAAAGTATGGCACATTTTACAAGATATTCTGTGTGAATGGGACGCAGATCTAAACGATCCTATGTACGTTCGCGTCTTAAAAGATAATACAATGAATTGCAACGATAAGCAACACGGTAATTTTGGTCGATTGCTTATGGGTTACAAAGATGTAATTGTAGAAGGTATTACAAGTGACGACGAGCATATGGACTCTAATATG